TTGGATAATAACAATGTAAAACATAAATAATATACTATGCAATCAATTAAATTCTTACCTAACAATCACATTCGCCTTAACAAAACAACTTACAAAGGTTATTCAATAGGCAATATACCTAACTCATTCGGCTTTATTTTTCAAAACGAAAAACAAGGTAAATCACAATGGTTTAACTACAAAGGTTTAACTTATATAGAAAAAACTATATTACCATGGTAGTAACTAACATGAAAGAACTGTGCGCTTATGCAAAAGCACAACGTAAAATTAAGGCAGACGAGCATAGGCGTCTAACCTTATACAGCGGTAAATGTAGTGGACTTACTGATGCAGAATACAATAGAGTTAAGCACTCACAAAAATCTACGTTCAGCAAATCACGTAAGTTCACTCACAACCGTATGTGGCGAGAAACAACTAAGAAATTTACAGTAGAACAATTAAAATTAATAAAAACACTATGACTAGATATGAATTAGAACAAAGATACCTCGAAGCAGACTTTGTTTTCAATATGCTAACTAAATATGGCATACAAGAAATTACTACACAGCGACAAGCTAAAAATGATACAAGAGCATTTAAAATGCCTACAGGTCAAATACTAGCGTCATACAAATCAGGTATGGTACGTAGATGTGACAGTAGCGATAGAGTATATCAACTAAATCCTAAGTATAAAACTAAGACTAGATGGGTATTTCTAACAGAAAATGGCTTAGAAACTAAAGAATATGATACATGGGCGAGAGCTATTATATATTCTAGACTAGCTAGACTAAACTTTATATTAAAATATTACCTTAAAAACTATGCAAAATAATATGAGAACACTTAAACTAACAGAAAACGATTGTACTTTTGTACACTATGTACTACGTATGTACGCTACACAAACACCTGGATTAGATTCAGAAGACAAAGAAGAAATACGTGAAGTCGCAGCTAAATTTAAATAATATGAGTAAAATGAAAGAACTAGATCTTATAGCGCAAGGCGTAGCAGATCACATGATGGAAATTATTGATGATAGTGTTGATTGGCAACTAGCTGACCAACCACTTGATGGCGATGACTATCAAGAAATGAAAGAGTATGTTATCAATGTAGCGTTAAACAAATTATTACAAAAGTAATACGAACACTATTGGATAATATATACGTAACAAATAAAATAAATAACTATGTATTGTAGATGTGGTAAAACCGTACACCCTGTCCGTTTAGAACTGGGATATAAAACTTGTGTGAAGTGTTCAACAACTAAAACATACTCGTATGTCCCTATCATTGAGCACAAAACGGGCAATACAATACAAATTGTCAGCCAAGAAGTTAGCGCATCTGTGCACAGAGCTTGGCGGCGTAAGTAAACCTACACTCAAGTAACTTTAATACTTCCGGCAAGTGTTACAATTGAGGCCGGTTTGGTTTACTTAAAATAACTAGACGAGTAGCTTAATTAGGTTAAAGTAGGCGAGAACAGACACCTTGTAACTTTAACACATAAGTGAATTGCTAGCATAAGCAGTAGTAAGTATAAGTCAGGGTACACACCGGTAAATGACGTGCATCTTATTACTGCTTTATGGGCGTGAAATGGTTAGACCGGAAGCGGGAGAAATGTCACCTAAACCCGGTAACGCAGGTTCGATTCCTGCCACGTCCACTATTACAAACTAAATACGAATACAATTGGATAATATAATTAAATAATAAACATGAAAAGACTATCAATTTACGAAAGACTAAAGCCTGAGGTTAAAGAGGCTTTGTTAGCAAACACAGTTAACTACGAAAGCAGTGTAACAAGTATTATTGAGTTATTAAGTAATGAATATTTTTATTCTAACTTAAAAATCAGTGACATTAGCTCATTATATACATTTTCAGATATAGAACTTATTAGAGTTACTGCTTGGGATTTTAAATATGGTGATAACATTTTAATATCTAAAGACTATGAGTGATTCAGTAAAAGCATGGCATGAAATGCAAGAAGAAAAACTAGCTTCATTAAAAGCAGATGAAGCAATAGCAAAAGCTATGAAACTCAGCGATCAAGGTGGTGAATATTATATACCTCATAAAGGTGCTGAACCTAAAGAAATAATAACAGCAGATGAGTCGGCTAAATATATATTTTTACTAGATTTTGTAGATGGTAAAGTATACAGATATGACATTAGCTCGTTATGTAACGAAGATAACAAATGGAATCCAGACACAGAATCTTGTGAAGCGTTTTTATATGGAGCAGGTCACAGCGTAAATGACTGTGAATGGATGGTAACTAATAATAATAAAATAGAATATGGCAATTAAAAAAATAATAACAGAAGACTTAATAGATAAAAGATTAGAAGCTAAAGGCGTTAACTTTGATATTGAACAAGACGAAGCACTTAAAGTAATACAAGATCACTTTGAGTTTAAACTAGTAGATGATTGGAATGGTACACCAGATTATAGTATATACACAGAAACTACAGCAGATGGCTATGAAGTATGGGTTGCTACAAATGGTGATGGCAGAAACGTGTGTATATGTGAAGACGTACATTACTATGAAAATGATTTAGCAGATAAACTAGCTGAAGCTATGACTGATTACAATGAACAGATATATGTAGATGATCTAGATTCTTATTATGTAGAAGAGGCTATTATGGCAGTATATGACGAGTACGTAGGTGATATAAAACAAGAAGTTGAAAACGAATTAATAGAAGAAGGATATGAGTACGAAAAATCAAAAGATTAAACAATATGTATTGGATAACTATCCAAAAAGATTTAAAAACAAAGAAATAAATATAAACGAAGGTGAAGCTTGTTACTTTATAACATCAAACAAAGACGAATCACCATTAATACTAGGAAAAAATGTCGGAAACTAAAGAACAAAAAATACCTAAATGGTTCAACGGTACAGTATATACCAAAGGTGACACTGTAAGAAATCCTTTTAGTGGCGATACATATGAGTTAAACGCTAAAGAATTATCTATATATGATTTTATTATGGGTTGTAACCACATATGGGGCATGGGACTAAAGCCTACTAAACAAACTGTTAATGAATTTGATTTAGCTTTAACGTGGTTTAGAGTTAATAATCCTAAAGCATACATGGTATTACTTGATTAATGCTATACACATTGCGCGGTAGAGCAGTTGGCCAGCTCGCTAGCCTCATAAGCTAGAGGTCGGTGGTTCGAATCCACCCTGCGCACCAAAAATTATAAATTATGAGCACAAGAAACTTAACAATGGTCGTAGACCGAGAACACGCAGAACATCACGAGTTGGGCTTTGCAGCACCTCCTGATTTCTTTGCTGACAAAAGCTATGTAAACATGTATTTACATCACGATGGTTATCCTGAGTGGCAAGGTGTAGAAATAGCAAACTGGCTTCATGCTAACGGTAGACAAGACGGTAGCGCCTTAGCCGCTAAACTTGTACACGATATGTACTATGACAGTTGCTACTTATATCAATCACCAAATAGAATAGATCACCAATATACTTATATTATATGGACAGGTAAAAAAGACATATACGTAAGCTGCTACGATCAATACAGAAGCGAACCAGTATTTGTATTAAAACCTGAAAAGATTATATCTAGGTATATGGACGAAAAAGATCCTATGGAGTATACTGATTTTGCAAATGGTGAAACTAGATATTAATACAAACTAAATACGAATACATTTGGATAATAACAATATGACAAACGACGAAATTGAAAAAATAGCTCAAAGAGTAGCAGAACTAGTATTAGACGGTATACTTGATGGGGCTATTGTAACAAACACTTTTAGCGAAGATGAAGAACAAGATCTATTAACAGAATTAGCTCAAACTATGACTGCACTAGACTATAATCTTCAAAAAGAAAATTATGAAAAATGCAAAGAATTGCAAGATAAAATAAAAATAATAGAAAATAAACTTAAAAAATTTAAATAATATGCAAAAACCAATGCTAGCACACAAGTTTGACGAGTCAAGAGTTGACTGGTCTCAACCTGTGTATATACAAGCTAAGCTTGACGGTGTTCGTTGCCTCTTTACTAAAGATGGCGCGTACTCTCGTACAGGCAAACATTTTAAAAACCTAGCTCATATCGAGTTAGCACTTATACCATTTTTTAAGCAAAACCCAGATGTTATACTCGATGGCGAGTTATACAATCACAAGCTTAAAAATGACTTCGAAAAAATTATATCATTAGTTCGTAAGCAAAAGCCTACCGCAGATGATAGACTAGATGCTCAACATCTTGTGCAATTTCACGTATACGATTACTTTGATGGTGTCAAGTATGACAGCTACAAAACTCGTATGCAACAACTTGTAACGTCAGGTATATATACTCCTGATCACACGGTTATGTATGTACCTGCAAAACTTGTTGACAGTTATAATTATGCTAGAGATATACACGCTGATTTTCTTGATCAAGGTTACGAAGGCTCTATTATCAGGCTAGATGGTCTATACAAACACGGTAGGTCTTACGATCTTATGAAGTTCAAAGACTTCAGCGATACTGAAGCAACTATCATTGGTTATGAAGCAGGTAAAGGTAAGCGACAAGGCACGCTCGGTAAGTTCATTATGCTAGATGACGAAGGTATACAGTTTGGTTGTCCACCAGGCAAAGGTTATTCCTACAAGGATTTAGCGGCTATGCTCAATAACGTTCATGACTACATAGGTCAGCGTGCTACCTTTACTTATTTTCAACGAACACAAGCAGGTTCTTACAGACACCCGCTATTTAAATGTATTAGAAACTATGAGTAAAGTAATATGGAAATTATATAATGATAATATGATCAGCGAAGAAGTTGCTCATATATTATTAGACGCACACTATAATAGATTAAGTAATAAAAGATACAGATGAATATATTTTATTTACATTCTGACCCAGTTAAAGCTGCGCAGATACAATATAATAAGCATGTGGTTAAAATGATCTTAGAATCAGCCCAGATGCTTTGTACAGCTCATCATCATTACGCTGAGTTGTTAGATTATAAACCTGATTATGTACCTTACAAAAAGGCACACTATAATCATCCGTCAACTATATGGTGTAGACAAAATGTCAAGCAATATTATTGGTTATATAATCATATGATAGCGCTTGGTAAAGAGTATACTAAACGATACGGCAAAGAGCATCTTACTATTACTAAATGTAAAGAACCATTAGACCTTTGTCCGTTTGGTATGCCTGACGGTGATTTTAATGAACCACCACAGTGTATGCCTGATGAATATAAAGTAGAAGGTTGCAGCATTACTGCTTACTGGAATTATTATGAACAAGAAAAATACTTAATCGCAGGTAAAACAGAACAATTAATAACAAGACCAGATGAATTTTTTAATATCAATACTAGTAACAGCAACAATATACCATGCTGATCCTGCTCAATGCAATGCAGACTATTTAACTACAGCTTCGCTTAAAACTATAAATGAAGCTGATCCTCAAGGTCACCGGTGGATAGCCGTATCTAGAGATTTAGAGCAACACGGATTTGTGTTTGGCGCTAAAGTTTGTGTTCAAGGAGCAGGACAGTTAGATGGAATATGGACTGTTGAAGATCGTATGAATAAACGATGGACAAACCGCATTGACTTTCTTGTGAACAAAGATGTAAAAGGCGGTAGATGGAATAACGTAAAAATAACAATTATAAATGAGTAGAAATAAATTATACAAACATTTAATGCAAACAGACGCATTTGGTATTCGTACCAAAATTAAGAATTTTGTTAAACCGAGGCTGACAAAAGCCCGTAAAGATAATAAAGTAAGGGGCTAATGTCATATGAAAGAAACATGAAATGGTTAAATGATCGTAGAGTAAATTACAGGTGTAATCCTGTTAATGATAAACCTACGATTGATACCGCATTGTATAGTTACTATGAAAATGGTACGTACGAATGTTATCACTTGTTTCGTAGTAAAGCAAAGATTACAACATATAAATCTTTGAAGTGGCATTTTTATGTTTTATATTATCTAAACAATCATGATGGTTTGCCTATTAATAATTTACCAAACGTATTTAGATTTATAGCTAATAAAGAAAATGGATTTGTTACATTTTTTATTAGTGATAAAAAGTTAAATGAAATGATTGAAGATGTTTTTAAAACTGGTGGCGAACCACCTGTTAATAAAAAACGCAAGATAATATTTAAAGACTATAGCGGTTTAACACCCAGCGAGAAGATGAGTATCGTTGGCAAGCTTATCGGTAGATCTAGTCGTGTAGATGGTGAATCAATTTATCAATGCATGTTAGATTTAAACGATATGGGTAAAACAATAACATGGAGTAGAATAGCTGGTTTATTAAACTGTTCTACTAGAACAATACAGCGTAATCTAAATGATTGCCTGAGAAAAGAAAAAGCAATATTAAATGAAGAAATATAACATACAGAATTATATAAGGTATAAGCAAGACTTAAAACAAGCTTTAGCTAGAATAGAACATTTATCCTGGAAGGATTGTAATAGAGACCAATTAATAACTAAGTTTATGCCTTTAGTAGAGTCTTTAGCTAGAAAATTTTCAACAAGCCAACAGGCTTCAGGTGTGCAGACAATAATGGATTTAATACAATCAGGTAGTAGTGGGTTAACTAAAGCAGTTGACAGACTTGACTGGCCTACTTTAGAAAAATCAGAGGATTATGAAAAAACATTAAAATCTTTTTTTAGTAAACGTATTAAAGGAGCAATAAGAAGATCCATTGATATGAACAGAGGTGACATACGAATACCAGAACACAAACTTAACGAGATACGTAAGAACTTTGGTAAAGACGAAAAGATGGTTGCTATGTTTTTTAATAGCATATTTTTAAGCATAGATGATAAACCTTTAATGGATGAAAATTCTATGTATGATATACCTGATAAATCGGAGCCATACAATCAAGAAATATTAAACGTATATTTAACCGGATTGTTGAAAAAACATTTGTCAGAGCTTGAATACAATATACTAAGATTAAGTTATGGTTTAGACTGCGATAAACATTCTGCTAAAGACATAGCTTCTAAACTAGGTATAAAAGGTAGTAGTTCTTACGTTAGAGTTTCACAGATAAAAAAGCAAGCTGTAGATAAATTAATAGAAAGTGTAGACCACTCGCAAGTGCTTGATTATCTGTAAGTTAAGTGAAAATTTAAATTTAATTATTAACGTTTATATGTGATTATATATATAGACCAAAAGAATAAACCATATGACCATAAATGAAAAACTGGCAACGATCCAGACAAAATTTAAATCTAAAAAATCAAGATTTAATTCGTTCGGCAAATATCACTTCCGTAGTGCCGAAGACATTCTCGAAGCAACAAAACCCTTTCTATTAGAGTTAGGAGTAACAGTAACGATTAATGAAGAAATGATTAGTGTTGAACCATTACCTATGATGCAGTCTACTGCTTCCGTAAGTGACGGCGACAATGCTATACACGCTACTGCTATCGTCGGTGTTGATCTAAATCAAAAAGGTATGAATGTACCTCAACAATTTGGCTCAGCGTCTTCGTATGCAAAAAAGTATGCGCTGGGTAATTTATTTCTAATTGACGACACAGCGGACAGTGATGCTACGAACGATCATGGCAAGAAAAAGTTCGAGCCTAAAAAACCAACTTTAACCTCTAAAACAGATCCAGCTTATGGAAAAGCGGTTCAATATGTAACAGCAGGTGGTAAAGTATCGGCTATAAAAGCCAAATATGCACTATCTAAAGAAATAGAAGGAGCATTAAACACGCTATAATATGAATAAAGAAAAAGTAATTCAAAAGTTACGTGATGATGAGCATTATTATGGTGATTTCGGTAAGAAATATCTTAGTAACTCAGACATTGGTACTTTACTTACAAATCCTTTAAACCTTGGTAAAGCTTCTGAAGCTAGACCAGCGTTTTTAGTTGGTGGTTACTTCCACACGGCTATACTAGAACCTGATAAACTTAAAAAGTTTAAGATCATAGAAGCTACAACTAGAAATACAAAGGCATACAAAGAGATGTCAGGTGGTGAACTATGTTTACTACAACATGAGGTTGATAATATAGAAAAACTAACAGATAAAATGTTGGCTAATAAAATATGTTATGACTTGATTAGAAACTCAACAAATGAGTATGAGAAACCTGGCGTTACAGAGCTTGAAGGTCAAATGTGGAAAGGTAAAGCTGATATTGTAAATCATGAAGAAAAACTTGTAGTTGATTTGAAGACTACAGCAGATCTAAATAAATTTAAATACTCAGCTTCTAAATACAACTACGACTCACAAGCTTATATTTATAGTAAACTATTTGGCTATGAAATGGTATTTATTGCCATTGACAAGAACACAGGCCAAATAGGTATTTTTGACTGTTCACCGCAATTTTATGAACGTGGTAAGGACAAAGTTGAAAGAGCGGTGCAGGCTTATGAATTATTTTATAAGTCTGAAGGCTTTGATCCTACACAATATTTTATTAATAAAACCCTTTAATTATGGCAAGAACCAGAAAAAACCAAACAAAAGTTTGTTCAGTAACAGGATTAGAAACTTCAACAAACAATTTTTATAAGAATCAAACACATGTAAAAGCTGTTGACAACTTAAGAAGAAATACAAATGCTACTAAAGAACAACTATCAAGGATGTTTAATCAGATAAATCAATACGCATAATATGGCAAGTATAATTAAAACTAGTATTAACCTGTCTAACATTGATAAATCAAAAGTTATTGATGGTAAGAAAGGTAAATACTTACCAATTACTATAACCTTAAATGATGAAGTCGATCAGTTCGGTAATCAAGGACCTGTAGTAGTTGCGCAAACAAAAGAAGAACGTGAATCTAAAGTTGCTAAGACATATTTAGGTAACGTTCAAGTAGTGTGGACAAATGGTACAAACGTTGAAGTTGCGCCAAGGCAAGACCAACCTGTACAAGCTACACCAGTAGCTGAGGTTGCACCTGCAGATGATCTTCCTTTTTAATGTGGGACGAAGGAGACTATATAAATATAGTTAGAAATGAAGACGGTAATATAACATTAATAGAAGATTAATGACTTAAATTAAATTAAATGCAGACAGTAGAGATCAATGGATTTTTGATTGACGAATTCAATCAACATAAGCTAGAAGAAGGGAAAAAGCAGGGTATATGCCCTCTTTGCTCTCATACTAGAAAACCCAAGAATCAAAAGGCAAAGTGCGCGTCTTATGATTGGGAACGGGGTCTCGGTACTTGTCATAATTGTAACACATCATTTCAGTTACATACTTATCAACGCAAAGGAGCTAGCGAAAAAGAATATGTTAGACCTGTTGATAGAGTTGAAGACTATAATATAACTGGTGATCCAGAACAAAAAGTCTTGAAATGGTTTAAAACAAGAGGTATATCAGCACAAACTCTCATCGACTTACAAGTTGGTGAGGGTGCTGAATATATGCCTCAGACCGGTAAGACCGAGAATACTATAAAGTTTAATTACTTTATGGGCGATCAACTTATTAATATTAAATATAGAGATGGTCGTAAAAACTTTAAGTTATATAAAGGTGCTGAAAAAGTATTTTACAATATAAATAGTATTGTAGGTTACGAGTATTGTATTATAACTGAAGGAGAAATGGATGTGTTAGCACTACACGAAGCTGGTATACCAAACGCTATATCAGTTCCTAACGGCGCTACACTTAATAGTAATAACTTAGATTATCTTGACAATTGTATAGATTATTTTGAAGATAAAGAAAAAATAATACTAGCTGTTGATTCAGATGAAGCAGGGCAAGCACTACAATCAGAATTAGTCCGTAGACTTGGAGCTGAAGTTTGTTACCTGGCATCGTTTGATGATTGTAAAGATGCTAACGAATACTTAATAAAATATGGCAAAGAAAAATTGGCAGAGCGTATTACCCAAGCAAGGCCAGTACCGCTCGAAAACGTTACAACATTCAAAGACATCGAAGACGAGGTCACTGATTTTGTACGTAACGGATTTAAAAAAGGTTATCAAGTCGGGTTGGAAAACTTTGACAACATTTTTAGTACATATACCGGTCAGTTTATTACTGTTACTGGCATACCTAGTAGCGGTAAGTCTGATTTTGTTGACCAAATGGTTGTAGGTTATAACCGTAACTATGGTTGGAAAACAGCTTTTGCATCACCAGAAAATGCACCTACGTATTTACATGCTCATAAGCTAATGCGTAAGACATGGGAAGGTATGCCAACGTCAGCAGATATTCACGGCGATAAATGGAACAATATATCTAATCATGTAAACGATAATTACTTTTTTATAGACATGGAGCGTTATACATTAGAATCAGTGTTACGTAAAGGCGCTGAGCTAGTTAAACGTAAAGGTATTAAATGTTTAGTTATTGATCCTTTTAATAAAGTTAGAGATGTAGATTGTAAAACAGAGGACGTTAACAGGTACACAATGGAATACTTAACTAAGATTGAAACATTTGCAAAAAAGTTTGACGTACTAGTGTTTATTGTGGCTCACCCAACTAAAATGTATAAAGATAAAGATGGTAAAATTGAAGAACCAACGATGTACAATATTAAAGGGGGCGGCGAATGGTATGACGCGAGCTATCATGGCCTTCTCGTACACCGCGATTATGATGCAAAAACTGTCAAGGCAAAAGTCCTTAAAGTTAAGTTTCAAAATCTCGGAGAAAACGGAGCTGAAGCTCATTTTAAATGGGAGCACAAATCGGGTTGTTTTATCCCTTTTGAACCTATAAGTATTAACGATGAACCAATGCCGTGGGAATAAATGCCAAGAATAAAGAAACAATCAATGGGAAGCTATTTGCCTACGTCGGAAGAACTAACGGCATATCGGTGGTGTATAAACAATGGAATATATATATCCCCGTTTGCAACTGGAAACGCAACGTGGCATCTAGATATAGAGATTAATAAAAAAACTAATAGATCACCTGACGTGTATAGCAAAGACACGATATGGATTAAGATGTATGAGTTTTATAAATATTATTATAATAAATATGCTAAATAGTTATAACAACGCAAACGAAGCTTATGAAGCATTATTAGACGCAGTCATAATAAATGGTGTTGATTTTGATAATACTAAAGCTTTGTTTAACTGTGGGTTTTATATGCGTAACCCTTTGGATAATCACATAACCAATAAACAACGTAACTGGAAACTAGAGTATGCTGAAGCTGAATGGCAATGGTATTTATCAGGTGATCCTAATATTGTTAAACTAGGACAACTGTATGGTAAAATACCACCAATATGGGAACGTATGGCAGATAGTAAAGGTAATGTAAATAGTAATTATGGTTATCAATGGAAACGAAATAATCAAATAGATTATGTTGTAGCTAAACTAAAAGACAATCCTAATACTAGGCACGCTGCAATAAGTATATATGATGCTAAAGAGTGGAAACAATATACTAAAGATACACCCTGTACATATGCCGTTCAATTTACAATTATAAACAACAAACTAAATATGTCTGTTTATATGCGTTCTAATGACATCTGGTACGGTTTCTGTAATGATCAGTATCAGTTTTCATCATTGCAAAAAATGATCGCAGAGAGATTAAATATTGAAATTGGTTGGTATTACCACCATGCTCACAACATGCACCTGTATAACGATAAATTATAAATTATGTATTATTTATACCACATACCAGGTAAAAAGATTGGTGTTACACGTGATCTTAATACCAGAGTAACCCTTATGCAAGGCTATAAGGAGAATGAGTATGAAGTTCTTGAACAGTCAGAAGATATAGATTATATATCAGACCGTGAAATAGAACTTCAAAAGTCTTACGGCTATAAGGTCGATAGAAAATTATATAAACACTTATTTAATAAAATGAAAATAAACGCAACAGAACAAACCTCAACATTCCCTTGTCCAGTTAATAAATTAAAAGGACAACTAATGGATAACATAGGTTTAAAATGGAAAACAACATTTGGCCAGTTTGAAATAACAAAAGAAAGTGTTAATTGGATAATGGCTAACGTAAAAGAGTCAATGTACAACAGTAAAAGATCTTACGTCTATAATAAAGCTTTTTACGAAGCTTTTGTTAATAAACTACATAATCCTAAACTTAAATACAAAACAAGTGTAGATAAAGTACCTAATAGATTTGATTTAATAAGAGACTGGGCAGAAGAAAGAGGTATTTACGATAAAGGAGACATTAAAACACAATGTTTAAAACTAATGGAAGAGGTTGGTGAAACATGCTCCTCTATATTAGATGGCAGCTATGATGGTACTGTGGATGGTATTGGTGACTGTGTTGTTGTATTGACAAGTCTAGCTCATTTGCAGGGAGTAACTATAGAACAATGTATTGACGCTGCTTACAACGAAATAAAAGATCGTAAAGGTAAGATGGTTGATGGAACTTATATTAGAGAGAAAGATGAAGATTAAAACTGAAGACAAGATAGTACAAGCTGTACTAAGGAAGATGGACGAACGTAGCTTAATAGGTCAAAAGAAATATGGAGCTACAATGATGCAAGAAATCGAAGGTCAAGAAAAAGATCTTAATCGTTTTTTAGTTGATGTGCAAGAAGAACTAATGGATGCTTTACTTTATATTGAAGCTGCTAAGCGTTGCTTAAGCGATGAAATCGAAGAGGCAATGTTAAACAGGATAAACGTAATAGGTCAAAATGGAAATGACGGATTACATTATCACGACATAGAAATAAATGAAGAAGAGATCTTATAAACGTAAAAGAAAACGCGGGCCGGTACAGTCAAAGAAAGTATCATATGATGGTATTAACTTTGCATCTGGTCTTGAGCGTTATATGTATATGGCTTTAAAAAAATCAAAAATAAAAGCTAAATACGAAGGAGAAACTTTTGTTTTATTAAATGGCTTCCACATAGAAAACGAAGTTTATGAAAGATGCTCTAATGGTAAAGGTGATTACAAAAATAGAGGCTGCAAACGCATATTACCTATTAAGTATACGCCAGATTTCATTGGTGATGATTTTATAATTGAAACAAAAGGTAGGGCTAACGAGTCTTTTCCAATGCGTTGGAAGTTATTTAAAAGACTTGTTATGAATCAGTTTCCTAATTACACACTATATAAACCACAAAATCAAAAAGAATGCGACGAAACAGTAAGGTTGATCCTAAACAAAATAAAAGGATAGCTAGACAAAAATATGCTGAACGTCAACTTGATAAATGGATTAAATGGAGATGGGATCAGTTCGGCGCTATAAGATACAAAAACTTAGTAGAACAATGTAAAAAATATAATTTATGAAAAAACAAACAAGCTGGAGCTTGTCTTTAGGTTTTTACCCAGGTATTTTACTTGGGTTTAGATCTTACGAGGAAGAAAACCAGACCACTCACGTGCTATACATACCGCTTATAGACCTAGCATTAGAAATATATAAATAATGGGCTTATTTAATGAGCGCGTAGCGTACAAACCGTTTGAATACCCTGAGTATTATACTGAGGGTTGGCTAAAACAAGCTCAAGCATTTTGGTTACACACTGAAATACCTATGAGTGGAGATGTAAAAGATTGGACAGAAAAATTAAATGACAAAGAAAAAAACCTTGTTGGAAACATACTACTCGGCTTCGCACAGACCGAATGCGCTGTCTCCGACTATTGGACGCAAAAAGTTGTATCTTGGTTCCCTAAGCACGAGATACAGCAAATGGCGATGATGTTTGGAAGTCAAGAGACTATCCACGCAGTCGCATATAGCTATTTAAATGAAACATTAAAATTAGAAGATTATGAAGCGTTTTTACACGAACCAGCAACGGCTGCTAGATTTGATAATTTGGTTGCTTATAACGGTAGTGATCCAGTTGGTATTGGTAAAAGCTTGGCTGTATTTTCAGCCTTCGCTGAAGGAGTTAGTTTGTATAGTGCTTTTGCAGTGCTTTATAGTTTTCAGCTTCGAAATTTACTTAAAGGTATCGGGCAACAAATGAAGTGGAGTGTAAGAGATGAAAGCTTACACAGTAAAATGGGTTGTCAGTTATTTAGACATATGTGTCAAGAAGACAATAGCTTATTAGAGGCTTGTAGATCAGACGTTGTGCAAGCAGCTGAATCTATGGTTGAGCTAGAAGAAAAATATATAGACAAAATGTTTGAGATGGGTGACATTGAAGGCATTAAAGCAAATGACTTAAAACAATTTATAAGAAAAAGAACAAATGAAAAACTTTTGGAACTTGGTTATATCGACCTTTCATCATATTTTACTTATGACAAAAAAGCAGCAGCTAATCTTGATTGGTTTTATCATCTTACCGGGGGCGTCACTCATACTGATTTTTTCGCTATTAGGCCGACTGATTACTCAAAGGCAAACGAAGGAGAAGACTTTGAAGACATTTGGTAATATTAAAATAACAAAAGAAGATATATATGAAGACCTTTGTTAATAAAAGAAAGCTATTAAAGATTTTAGCTTACACAAATAAACTTACGTCTTGGCAAAAGTTTGCGTCACGTGTAGGGTACATGGGCGCAGGCTTTGTGATAGCTGGGCAATGGACTATTGAACCTATATTATTTATTATAGGTTTTATATGTATTATCGTCCAAACGTCATCACGTAAACAATGGAACTTAGTTGCTTTAAACATTAATGGTTTAATAGCATGGATCATACACTTAATAAACGGAATATAAATGTGGAATAATGAATGGAAAAAAGGAGAAGATTACCCTAAATGGGGTGATACAGATGTTTATAAAAAAACTATATCTGGTGGATATTTATTACAAGATGAAACACCTCGTGATGCATACATGCGAGTTGCTAAAACGGTTGCGCGTAGACTTTACAAACCTGAAATGGCCGGAACGTTCTTTGATTATATTTGGAATGGTTGGCTGTGTCTGGCTAGTCCTGTTTTATCAAATACAGGGACTGATCGCGGTTTACCTATATCTTGCTTTGGCATTGATGTTGCAGACTCGATACAGGACATAGGACAAAAAAATTTAGAGATGATGCTACTCGCTAAGCACGGCGGTGGAGTTGGTGTCGGTATAAATCAAATTAGACCCGCCGGAGCTAAAATAACTGGAAATGGAACAAGTGATGGAGTTGTGCCGTTTTGTAAAATATACGACTCAACTATACTTGCCACTAATCAAGGATCTGTCAGACGAGGAGCAGCGTCAGTTAATATCAATATTGATCACGCCGATTTCGATGAGTGGCTTGAAATACGTGAACCCAAAGGAGACGTTAACCGTCAATCTCTCAACCTGCACCAATGTGCTGTTGTCGGCGATAAATTCATGCGAAGACTTGAAGCTGGAGATAAACAAGCAAGAAAACGTTGGGGAAAGCTTCTTCAAAAACGTAAAGCTACTGGAGAACCTTATATCTTATTTAAAGGGAATACAAATAAGAATAACCCAAAAGCCTATAAAGACAACGGTCTCAAAGTACACATGACAAATATATGTTCAGAGATAACATTACACACAGATGAAAACCACAGCTTTGTTTGTTGTTTATCATCATTAAATCTAGCAAAATATGAAGAATGGAAGGGTACAAACCTTATTTATGATAGTATATGGTTTCTTGACGGAGTCATGGAAGAGTTTATACAAAGAGCTAAAGGTTTACGAGGATTTGAAAACGCGGTCCGCTCAGCTACCAAAGGAAGAGCGCTTGGCCTTGGAGTTTTGGGCTGGCACACGTACTTACAAGAAAAAGGGATCAGTTTCGAGGGTTTACTCGCTCAGTTTGAAACTAGGAAAATTTTTAGTCAAATTAAAATTGAAAGCGAAAGAGCTTCTATGGCTCTTGCTGAAACATACGGTGAACCTCTGTGGTGTAGCGGCTCTGGTTATCGTAATACTCATTTGCGTGCTGTTGCTCCCACTGTTAGCAATAGCAAGCTTTCGGGAAATGTTTCGCCAGGAATAGAACCTTGGGCTGCTAATGTATTTACGGAACAGTCTGCTAAAGGTACGTTTATACGAAAAAATCCTACACTAGTAAAGTTGTTAAGAAAACTTAAAATAAACACAAATGAAACATGGGACAAGATCATGGCTGATGGTGGTAGTGTACAAAACATTAGTGAGCTTGATGATATTATCATGGCCCATGACACGCCAGCAAAAGAGGTATTTAAAACTTTTAAGGAAATTAATCAACTAGAATTAGTTAATCAAGCTGGACTGAGACAGCAATATGTAGATCAGTCAGTTAGTTTAAACTTAGCTTTTCCTAGTGTAGCTACACCAAAATGGATAAACAAAGTTCATTTTGAAGCATGGAAAAAGGGTGTTAAAACCTTATATTATACGAGGACAGAATCTGTCTTACGTGGAGATATTGCACAGCAAGCGATGAATGAAGATTGTATTGCGTGTGATGGCTAAATGATAGAAGTTATGACTTTTTTATACATATAAAAACTAGTGTGTATAAAAAATTCAATAATTTATGTGTGATGGTTAGTTTGTTAGTTAAAGAAAGGGGCGAAAGCCCCTTTTTTTTAACATCTCCATCTTTTTCTAGCAGCTCTACCTCTTTCACCTGTCCAGCCTTTTGATCTAGCGCAAAATGCTTTTCTTCTTCTAGCATCTTTACTACCTGGCTCCACATCACCTGTAACAGCTGTTTGCAGATTACTACCTGGGTTTTGAGCTTTATAAGCTTTAACACCTTTTGATGTCATACCAGCGCCCTCTTCGGTAGACCTAAAGTTTCTACCTTCACCCTTAGTAGTTTTCTTTATTTCTTTAAAGGGACTTGCTGATCTTTGTCTAGCTAACCAAGTCATATTATATTTTTTTACAATCGTTTACGGTTACCCCTGGATTTGTGGGTGATTTTTTAGTACCTACTTTTTTGTAGCCTTTCCAACAGCTAGAGTTACTAGAGTTTGCACCTTTAAAAGGTACACCCTGCCAAGGATCAGTTTCGTCTAGGTTTTTCTTAAGTGGTGATCCTTTTGGAGCTCCTAAGCCTCTAGGTCCACATCCTTTTCTTTTAAATGGTGTACTCATATTATCATGTATTTAGTTTTGTTATTTTCTTTATAAGCTTTTAAGCATCTGTTTCTATTTTTGTCTTCGCTAACGTAGCTCACGTGAACCCAATTAGGATTCTCATCTGTACCAAATTCCCATATCATCTGATCAAAGTTTAAGTTTTCTTTTATGTATTTATACATTTCAGCATTAGTTGCATGACCAAAAGTATCATCAATATCAATTGCTTGACCGTGACAATGTTGTGATTTTGAAGATCCACCGACAGCTTTGTTTAATTCTGGACCACGATAAAAGGAATTAATCTTTATAGGACCACCTACGTGTACTCTAAGAGGTTCAAACACTTTTTCTGCAATAAGCTTCATATTAGCTAGATGCTCATCAGTAGGATCATTTTTCAAACCAAGTCTCTCCGCTGTTCTGCTATACACACCTTCACGGTAACTTACGTGTTTGCTTATTTTTTCCATTTTATTTTATTTCTTTTTTTTCTAAATAAACCATCAAGCTCTATCGCGACGCCTACAGTTATTGCGCCATACATACTAGCCGCTATATCTTGACCATCACCATGCCCTCTATCTATAAAAACTTCTTTAAAAGTCGCTACAGCTAAAGTAGTAGCGATAGAATACATTATAGCTTTTTCTTTACTTTTAGTATGCTCAAAAATTAAATCGTGAGATATACTAGTTATAGCAGCACCAGCTAAATAATGCATAGCTTTATCTTCTTGAACTTCCCAACCGTATATATCTAGTTGAGCCATTGAAAAATACGGGATAAGTAATAAAGCTATAATTTTTTTCATTTATTTTTTTGTTTTTCTACCTTTTCTAGCCTTGCCTTTTACAGCGTCATCTATGTCTCCAATTTGATTACCAACTTCTTTAATAGCGTCTGCTACGTCAGCTAGTTCCGCAGCTGTGAGTTTATATCTTTTTTTAATTTCTTGTACTGTAGCTATTGCTTTTTCATCTATAGTTGTTTTGCTCCATAAAGCTTTCCACATGTCCTTCCAGTACTGTTTAGTTAATTTCCACATAATTTAAAATTTATTTGCTGTATTTATTTCGTCTATACTATCTTGTATTTCTTTTAAATCTGCAGGCAACACAAGATCTAAACCTGCTTTAAAAACTTTTTCTTTAATACCGTTTTTAAATATTATAAGAGTAGGTGCCATACGTACTCTGTATTTCTTTTTTGCCTCAGGTGCCTCAGCTATATTTACTCTGTAATACGTAACATTTTCAACCTTTTCCCAATCAGAAAAACAATTTGCTTTATTAAACTCTGCCCAAAACTCTACTAAAACAGGTTTGTTATCTTCGTCACCAAAAGCTGATTTTTTGCTTATAGACTCTTCAAAATTAGAATCATTTATCCAGTATTCCTCTGGCACGTCTACTTGACTAATTGAAAGCAGTGGTACCGTAAAAAGTAAAATTAAGTATTTCATTATCTATTTTTTTGTATTTCGTAAAGTCTTTGATCTATTTTATCTATAGTCTCTTTTATCTCCTCTACATCATCTTGAGTGTCCATAATTGTTTGACGTATCAACTCGTCTTTTAAATCATATTCTACTCTATCAATAACAGGTTTAGGCATTTCCATAGCAAGAGCAATATCTGCTTGCATTATAAAATACATACTAGCTAGTGAAACTACTCCACCTATTATTAATCCTATTGTTTTTAAATCTAGAGTTACCTTTGTGTTCTCTCCTATTTCTGGTGCTGCCATAATTATTTGAATGTAAAGTTTATCCCAAACGTTGTTATAAAAAATTCTGAATCCCACATTTTAGTATATTCACCTTCCGCAAATACACCTATTGATTTACTAAGCTTCCACCCAATGTTAGCACCAGCTTGATAATCCCACCATTGCTCGCCATCAGCGTCATCAGCTAAACCATATTGGTCCCAACTGTTTCTATATAAATACGATAATGGTATTCTACCTTGATCATCTTCGTCACCCATGACGTATTTGTGGTAAGGTAAGAAAGCAGATCCATATACATGAGCCCAGAACTTAGACTTATAATGATACCAGTCAAAACCTACAACCGGGCTAACTAAACCAAAAGTTCCTGTGTTACCTAAAATATCGTTATTATATCGTGATATTAGTTGTTTATAAGGACCATCTCTAAACTGAGGATCAGATGAAGCTACTATTTGTCCTTCTGGGTTCCACCAAAAATAACCACCAACGTTTTCTTCTTCACCAGTTATAGGGTTATAAATTTCAGTAGTGTAATAAGCGTCTTGATAACCATACTCATAAGCTAGTTCATACCAGTAATTTTCTTGATTACCATTAGCGTCTAACGCGCTAACCCATATTTCATAAGGATTAACACCGTAAACTCTTTCATGTGTTCTAAATGCTGCACCAGCAGATATACTAAACTTTTTACCAATAGGTAATCTAGCTCTTACGTCTACAGCGTTGTAATTAAAATCAAAAGCACCTTGGTATCTTGATTCTAATTTTACAATGTGATACTTACCCGTATGTCTTAAAAAATATCTTTGATTATTCCACTCTTCACCTCTACGTCTTTCTTTTTCAAAATGAAATAAATATTCCCAACCTTTTACAGCAGATGTAGGCGCTATTAAAGCATTTTGTCTTTCTACATTTTGATCACCAGTCCAAAAATTACCTGGTTTTCTTTCATAATCAAATCTACCTAGTTTACGTATACCAAAACCTATTCTATAATCTGATGGAAAATACTCTGTCACATCAACAACCTCAGGGACATCGTATAAACCAGCGCCATCAGGTTGTCTTATTAAATATTTTTTATCAGACGACTCATAAGCAGCTCTGTAGTCTCCAGCAGCGTATACTGTAGCGTACTTAAAAAAGTCTTCATAAAAACCTTTAAAAAAGTTTTTCTTTTCTTTTTCTTGCGCGTTTATTGCAAATGTAAACAGCGTTAAAATGGTAATTAATATTTTTTTCATTATTAGTTATTTTGGTAGTATTTTTTTCTTATAGCGTCTCTTCTAGCTTTTTCAGAAGCTGATATTTTTTTCTTTAACTTTTTTCTCTTTTTTAATCTCTTTTTTAAACCTTCAAGTTCAGGATCTATTTCAGCGTCAACATCCCAAGAGTTCCAACCTAGCAGCATGGCTAGTCTTTGCCAGCTCTCGTTTTTACTATTAGCAACTCCTCTTAAATTATTGTATTTGTTAACAACTCTATCTAAAGGTATATTTGTTATAGCTGAAACCACATTACCACCTGTTTGCAATATAGGATTGTCTAAGCTAAAACCTTTATGTGATATTACGTCTTTATTAAATTTATATGTTTGTATACCAGAATATAATTTTCTTAGTTTAGAACCAATAGGTGGTGATAAGTTAGCCGCTTCTATCACCGTGTAAGCGTGATCAGCATTCCAACCTTTTTCTTCTTGTTCCATGAATTTTAATATCATATTTTTCATAGTTGAAATACCAGCTCCAAATATACCAGAACCTCTAAGTATAGAATCTGTCATTGTGTTTGCTATTCTAGTTTTCTTTTTACCATACTTATCTTCATCTTCATCGTCGTCAAATAGCATTGCAAATAAAGCTGATTGCATTGCTGCAAATATAAAGTTTTGCACAGCTCCGTAGTATAAAATTTTAGACATATTAGTTTTAGCATCGCCTCTACCAGCCATTAAATCAAGAAAAGCCTTCTTTATTAATCTAGTGTACTGCATAGGTGTATTCTGAAAAGCTAATATTAATCTACCTAGTGGACCAGCTTGCTGCTGGCTAATCATATCAGGTCTTGAAGACTGCTGAGAAACTTCAGTAGTTTCTTGAAAGTCTTTAAAAGCTTGATCTAAAGCTTGCTCCTGTGTCATACCTTGTTTTAGGTATGTATTTATTCTGTTTCTATAAAAAGCAGCTCCACCCATAGATATTGCAAAGCTATCCGCTATTTGCGTTGGTGTAAAACCTATTCTGAGCAAATAATTTAATATAGCTTGAGGTTTGTTTCTAGCACCGCTCATTGCCTCGGCTATCTCAGATTCGTTTACATCTCTACCAATACCAGATCTTCTTTGCTTAAGCATGTCTGAGTTAAATAAAGTTACGAAATCTTTAGAAAACTGTTTAGTGTTTAATATAGCTTTAGCAAAATTCAAAGGGTTGTTGTCACTCCAGTTTATAAAGTTAACAAAAGATATAGTTTGAAGTATAGCTGATCTCATGTTAAAAAACATTATAGCACCTACACTATTATTCACCCAATTTGAGAAAGAATTAACTAATCTGTTCTTACCAAAGTTCCTATTTGTGCCATTTTCCATACGATAGAGCATATCTTCAAGTGCTTCTCTAAAATTACTACCATATATAGCCTCTATTTTGTTTAAATTTTCTTTGCTAAATATAACTTCTTTATTTGCTATCCACTCTGCTAAAAACTCTTTTCTACCTACTTTATCGGTTATATCTTTTATATCTGTTGCTAAGTTACCCACTAACCAGTTTTCACCAGGCGCAGGAAAACCTCTTTCCTTTGTCATTAAATCAATAGCATCAGCAAACTGTTTAAGCTCTTTATCGTTTTGTACTATTTCATTTAATCTTTTTATATCTGTTTTAGATAATCCTGGTATCGTAATACCTGCTTTAGTCCATATGTAAACTCTAACAGCTGTACTATAGGTAAAATTGTTATAAGGTGTTATCTTAGATAATTTTTTAGCAGCCTCTGGATACGCTTTTTTAAGAGCTCTAAAGTTATTAGCTAAAGCTTGTTTAGTTCTATTCAACTCGTCCATTGCTCTAGCAAATGGTTTAACAAGAGTTTTATTAAAAAACTCCATTTGAGCTTCACCAACTTTGCCTTTTCCTAAAAAGCTATATATTAAACCTACAAAGTCTTCTGCTGATGGTGGTAAGAAAAACTTCCACTTACCAATGTCTTTACCTCTTGATCTAGCTGCTGCGTCGGAAAATCTTTTTTCAGACTTAACTCCTTTTGTTTGTTCTAGTATGTCGTTAAACTGTTCTTCCATTGTTCTAGAAAACTGTAGTTTAGCTTGTTGAACATCTCTTTTTACATCTATTACATCTAAAACATCTTGAACAGCTTTCACGTTTTTATAAGCGTCGTCAGCAAAATAAAAATTATTATAACCTTCAGCCGCCTTACTTATTATCCAATCAGACTTAGCTGATGGCCTACCATCTGCCAAACCTGTTATATTCTCTATAGGTATAGTAAGACCTAATCCTTTTAGAAAAGCGTGTATTGCTATCGCGGCTTCTTGTGGTCTTGCTGTTAATATAAAAATGTCTTTACTTGTAAACTTATCTTGTCGTCTCATAGCAAGGTCAAATAAAGGACCTTTTTTACCTTCTACAACTTTGTTAAACTCGCTAAAATCAAACGTAGCACCAGCAGCTTCAAGATCCGCAGACTGTAAAGCAAACTCAGTAGCATTTATCTTACCTTGAGTTCCATCAGGAAGAGTATAACTAACTTTGCTATTTGATCTAGCTATAGTGTCGTCAAAATCAAATACACTAATACCTTTTTCAGGTGCAAAAGGATTTCTAGCTATCTGTATTGCTTTATTTAACATTGTTTGTTTTTCTAAATTTGTTCTAGAAAACTGCAAGCTAGACACTTTAGCATGATTTTCGCCATATTTAACACCATCAGTTAAAGACTCTATAACAAACATGTTGTTCATACCAAGAGTTAACTCATCAAAATACCTTAAAGTTTCGTGCATAGACTCGTTCCAGTAAGCAGGCATGACCTTTTGTCTTTGTATATTTATGTTGTTATCCATAATTTCTGGAACTATAGCCACTTTATATCTATCTTTTAAAGCGTTTAAGTCTATAGGAGCGCCATAAAAATGCTGAGTTAGTTTTAACACTATATATTCAGTAGGTATTATATGCTCGTAAACAACAGTATCAACATTTGGCCCAACAAAATAATATTCTACAGGCGCCGCAGCCTTTAACATACTAGCCATATTAGATTTTAAACTCATCATGGTCATAGCAAAATCAAGTGGACTACCGTTTTTCTTTATATAGGTTAATAAACTTATTAGATTATTCCAAGCTTCGTCCGCAGATTTTTTTCTAATATCAAGTTCATCTTTAAAAGCTTGTTTACTCTTAACCCTTTTAGTTTTACCACTGCCTACATAACCAGATTGAGCCGGTGTTGTTATAGCTGCTTTTACACCTTTTTCATTTAAAACAGTAGCGTTTCCTTCTGAATCAGTAATTTCAAGTATATTACCATCTAAATCTGTTATGCTTAAAATACTTGTTCCATTACCTTTAGTTACTGCATTTATACGAATACTTTTAGGCTCTAATATTTTATTTAAACTATCTATATAATCTTGGTTTCCTGAAAATATTTGGTTTCTTTTTACTAAAAAATATTTTTTACCAGCACTAGTCATGTGGCCTCTAAAGTGTTTTAAATGATTTATTACATCATCTACACTGTTTATAGTTTCATCGGCATAAGATAAGTAATGATTTCTTTGTCTTGAAACGTATTTTTTAAGTGTAAATATTTGACCAAAGTTTTTAAACTTTTGAGTAATACCATTTACAACTATATCTAATGAATTTAGATTAAATATTCTAGACAAATTAGTTGCCACTGAATCTGTAGCAACCTCTTCAAGTATCATTTTACTTAAATCAACATTTTGATCTTCATATTTAACAAACTTTGTTATAGCTTTTGTTATTGCCGCTCTGTAGTTAGCTACATCTTTAGACGTCCAAACACCTGGGTCTAGGGTTTTATTAAGCATTAAGCCAACCGTACTACTTGTAATAGAATCACCTAGTTGTCTTATACCTTCTAATATAGCCTCTTTGTTTTGTATTATATCTTGAGCTTGATTTTCTGTTATTGAAAACTGAAGTGTTGTGTCAAAACCTTTTGCTTCTCCTTTTTTTCTATCTAAAGCATTTATTAGTTTATCTATAGAAGCTTCTATTGCTGTCACGTTTACATCTGACTGACTTAAATTAGCAATATCAGCTAATTCGTTCATAAAGACAGGATCACTTTTTAGTTTTATAAGTTCGTTTTTAACAAACTCATTAGATATACTTGTAGCATATGTTTTTTGTCTAGCTAACAAAGTAGTGTAACCTCCAACCGTGTGATGTTTTATCCAGTCTATTTTACTAGGCTTTGTCATTTGAAAAGTACCTTTACCTACAGCTGTTTTTTCTCTACCAGTTTTAGTTAAATTAAAAAGCTTTCCGTAAGACTTTTTTATAACATCAAGAGGTAAAGCGGCTATACTTATATCATAGTTTTCTCTAAGATGTAATTCATAATTAGCGTCAATAACAACTTCACCTTTCTTTTTACTTATATTACCTAAGTCTTTAGTTACTATTTTTCTAACCTCGTTATTAACTATGCTTTCCATAGAGTTAATAGCTGATTGTAGGTTAGTTCCTGTTTTAGCTACAACTAGTTTTATATTTTTTGATACTTCGTTAAATATAGATTTTTTTAAAGCTGGTGTTAAAAAAGATTCTTTTTTAGATTTTAATTTGTCAAAGCTGGTTAACTTCCTAGCTTCTTTACCCTGGTTTACACTACTCTGTTTTGATGTTTTTTTAGCAACAGATGATTTAAGAGTACCATCTTCAGTTGTCATACCTTCTAATACAGCATCCTTAACATAGTATTTAAAAGCTTCTTTTGATCTTTCTTTAAAAAATGTATTTATATAAGCCGCAACGTTTCTATATTTTTGCTTTTCTTTTACAAAGTCTTTAACTAAACCAACTACGTTTCTAGCTTTTGATGTTTCTTTTTGACTAGGTATTTTATCATAAAGCATCATAGCTATTATATCTTCTTTATTCTGATCTAGTACATCTTTTTGATCGTTAGTGTAGTTAGAACCATCTCTTAGTGATTTAAAAGTAGACTCAGCCATACCTCTATACTTATCAGCTATTTCAAAACCAGCAATATCTTTATTTTCGTTTGCCTCGTATATTCTATTTACCTCAGCAACGTCTTCTGTTCTTGACATCTGCATGTTACCAACGGTTTCAACGCTGCCAACTTTTCTACCAGTCTTTTGCTCAGCTGCTGTTATAGCATCCATAGCTTTTTTGCTAACTTTACCCTCCTTTTTAATACTAGTATTGTACTCTTTTAAGAAGTTGTATACGTCTCTACCACTATCAAATGATATATTATCAAAACCTTGACCTACAAAAAATCTTTTTATTGATTCACCTATCTTTTCAAACAACGTTTGATCATAGTTTATATCACCATTTTGTATACCATCAGAAAATATATTTAAATACTCAGTGTCCCACTGTGAAGGATCGTAGTTTGCTTTAAGCTTTTTATCTACATAAGCTCTTTGTTTGCTAGTTAATGATTTTTTAAAATCAGAAACAATTTTACCCTGTTGTTTACTATTGCCTATAGCGGCGTTCAACACAGGGTGTAAAAATTCATGACTTGCTACTCCAACAGCTCCAACTTTTTTAGCTTGAGCTTTATTTATGAATATCTGACCTTTACCTACAAAAACACCGTCACTACCTTTTGCTTTTGTTTTAGCCTCTTGTGGAGTAATATTTTGATTTTCCGCTATCTTATTATAGTAAGCGTCATCATCTTCAAATACATCTATGGTTGTATCTTTTTTAGCCGCGGCTTCTTTGACAGCTTTTAAGTTTTTATTAAACGATGCTTCAAATTTATCATCTATAGCTTTTGCTACAGCTTGTTTTCTTTGTTCTATAGTAACATCTACCTTGTTGCCTTTGTATTTTTCATTTATAGTATTTATCTCTTCTTGTATCTCAGCTAATCTACTAGCGTTACCTTCTTTATTTTTATTTAAAGACTTTTGTTCTTTCATCAACTTTATAACCGTTGATCTATCATCGCTGTTATTTATTCTACTATCTACCTTTTGATCTAAATTTATATTACTACGCCTGTTATTTACAACTCTTTCTACAGCTGGAGAATTTTCTACTTTTATATCAGCAGATACATAAGCCTCGTCATCCATTAGCTTTATGGCATCGTGAAACTTTTTACCATTCATTGTTTCACCGTTTATAGAATACTTGGGTGAACCAGTGAAAGCTCCTTTTGCTATGCCTACGGTTGTAAATGTTTTATCCGCGAAGCCTTCTATCATTATTTCTTCAAGATTGAACTCTTGACCCGCTGCTTTTTGACCGTAATACTCACTAGCTATACCACCACCAGATTCAGTTATAGCAGCAGCTGTGGCGGATAAAGGCTTAGTAGCTGAGCTTAAAACGCTTTTAGTAGTAAGTCCTCCAACACCTTTTGCAGCACCCATTGTAACAACACCAGTTGCGGCATCTATAACACCTATGGTTACACCTCTTGCTAATGCTTTGCTTTTTAAATCATCAAAAGATTCTTTGTTGTTTGTTATGTCTTTTATAGCTTGTATTCTTTGCTCGTCTGTAGAATTACTCCAATCAACACCGTTTTCAATTGCTTTCTCTCTAACTAGATCCATTGTTGTTAATGAAGTTTCCATAGCACCTGATAAACCACCCATAAAACCAGACACAGCACCAAGTTTAGCACCAATCGCAGCACCGGGAACAGCACCTACTCCCGCAAAAACAGATCCAACAGCAGCTCCACCACCTGCGCCTAAACCAGCACCAGTTCCAGCACCTGCTGCGGCAAAACCAGCAACCTCTTCTGAATCTACTAAAGACCTACCCATACCAACAAGAGACTGAACCATGTATTGAGGTAGAGCTGTTGGGTTGTCTAAAGTAATATAAGCTTTTAACCAAGCTTTAACACCACCATCTCCTTCTTTTTTGTATTTTTCATACTGCTGGCTAGCGTATATCATCTCATCTGTTTGACCATACTCTTCTAATCTTCTAGACGCGTCAATTAAATCTTGATATTGTTCGTCTGTCATTTCAGGACCAAACTTGTATAAATCAAAAGCTTCATTTACACCAGCTCCCTGAGCATTACCACCACCAATGATTCTTGTAAAGTCATCTGCTAAGTTTGTTAAAAGCCCTTTACCAAAAGTTTCTTCAAAATAACCTTGTTTTTCTTGGGTCTCATCGTGGTTCCAAAACGGTGATTCCGAAAAAGTATCTTCCGATTGTGAGGCCGTATCTTCTTTTGACCCGGTACTCGCCTCCTTTATTACTGGGTCTGATGTCTTTCCCGATGTGTAACTCTTAACTACTCCAGCAATAGCCTCTTCTGGCTCACCGGCTTTTATCATTCGGTCAACAATTAATTCTAATTCTTCCATAAAATTACGATTTTTGTACTGTGTGTTTGTACTTGTCTATATAGTAAGAAGGATCTTTTATCTCTTTATTTTCATAAATGTCGTTAGCGTCTTTTGCTAATTTCATTTTATCTATTAAGCTCAAATCTGGCCACATTCTTTCTGGTATATTCTTTAATTTAAACAACTTAGTAAGCTCGTTAATATCTGTTGGATCAATAACGACCATTTCATCTTTGCTGTTAAATATCTCTATTTTACCTTTTTCTATATCTGACTGCATGACATCAAAACCTTTTCCAAGAACTTCATTTATAGCTTCTGGATCACCTGTTTTCATAGCATCAGCTAATCCTTTTATTTGCGCCATTGCATCTCTTTCACTCAAAGCAGATCCATTATTAGCTCTTGATTGTTTTTGACTATAAGAAAGATTTGCAGTCTCTTTAAACATCTGCATGTAAGAGTCTATTACTTTATTCCTTAATTCGTCTGTTCTTTCAACGTTGTATAACAAGTCTTGGTCTAGTATACCTAAACCACCTTCTGTTATAAAGTCGTCTGTAGCCAATGATAAAACCTCATCTCTTGACTTAGTTATGTTTTGCAGCTTCATTTTAAGCAACCTTTCTTTACTTGAACTTATTCTAGAACCGCTATTGAAAAGACTGTCGTTCATTTTTAATATTTCACTAGCGCCTTTGTTATTTTTAACAGTATAATCAGGAATATCATCAAACTTTAAATAACCAGTTTCATCAGTAAACATTATAGTTCCTTCGTCTGTAAACTCCATTATCATATCATCGGTATATACTGAGGAAAGTAAGGCTCTTTTCTTAGGGTTTAAAGCATTGCTTATCGCTCCGTCTTCAGCATCTTTCAAAAAAGTGTCTTTATACTGCTTAAAGTTACTTAGCTGAGAGTCTAAGTTTTTAAATTGTTGTTCAACTTGAGCCATCTTTTGCTTGTAGCTTATAGCTGTAGAATAATCACCTTGAGACTCAGCGACAGCTGCTTGTTGTGCGTAGTTACCAAACTCTATATGTTTGCTTTTAGCCCAACCCTGCAATTCTCCTCTAGCTGAACTAGGTACTTTACTAGTGTCAACACCATCAGGCATTTGACTTAGATATTTCTCTATTTTAGCGTTAGACCTAGCTTCTTCAGCTTTAGCCTCTCTTCTAAGCTGAATGACTTTATCCATCTTAGCTTGAAGCTCTCTGTCTTGTGCTGCCAATTGGCTAGAAACCTCTACGTCTCTTCCCATTGGCGAATCTCCGCCTGAATAATCTGGAATTCTCATATTTTGTTTTTAATTTTTTTAATCTATCCTGGTCTGTTCATACCACCTCCTGGTAAAAAGCTAGCGGCCATACCAGCTATTTCTCCAGCACCACCCATTATGCTATTAGTGGCAGCTTGCCTAGCTTGATTTGCCGCGGAAAGTCTTTGCTCTGCTCTACCTAGCATACCTGAAACTTTACTAGCTTCCATTTGTCTAGACATCATGTCGCCTTTAACCATATTCTCTTGCATAACACCAGCTTGTCTAGCCTGCATCTGTTGGTTTTGAGCCTCTTGTTGACCTATGCTAGCTGTGGCAGCTTGTAGGTTTTGTGATTGTTGGTTAGCCATTGATTGAGCCAAAGCAGCTATACCACTACCCCCAGCAGCTCCTTGTAAGCTACCCATTGTGTTAGCTAGCGATTGCTGCTGCTGCTGAGCAAGCATATCAGCTTGCTGTGTATTAACAGTTAGATCTTCATACACGTTTTCTTGATTAGCATATGGATTTGATGTGTCCATGCCCTCTAATCTTTGTAACTGTTTATCGTAGTTTGCTTGAGCTTGTTTTTGCTCTTTTTTTCTTTTCTTAGAACCGATTATACCCCCGGCTATACTGCTAAGGGCCTTTACGCCTCCTACTATTAACTGTGGTGGTATTGCCATATTCTTAAATTTTTATATTGTTAATATTATAATTACATGTTATTGACTACTTATAACTATCTCTCCACTAACATGGAAAACCTCTGCCTCAGTAGTAGAGTCGTTTGTTAAGTTCACTTCAGCAAAATAACCAGTTATACTAGCTACGTTTACTCTATTGTCTTTACTGAAAAGTATAAAGTCGTTTGCTGAGGGCCTAGTTGTTGATGCGCTAATATTACAAGTTATAGAATATTCACCTATAGCTGTTATACTACCCATTTCAACTATTGATCCTCCTGTTAAAAAACCTCCAGTTGTACCTGTGCTTGTATAATAAGCTATGTCTCCAACTTGTACTGAATCTTGAACTGGGTTATCAAATGTTAATGTTATACTTGGCATAATTATTGTTGTATGTTATCGTATTCTACCATGAATTCTAATCTATATTCTTGACTTGTGTTTATATTACCTGGTACTGATATTTGAGTAATAGAAGTTCCTATTGTTGCGCCCATAGCACCAACACTGTAATTAGTTCCACTGATGTTTCCACTTAGTTTATTCATAACTGTTGGCCCAGCAACGACTGAGTTGTTACTAACAAGTTTTAATACGTATTTAATTGTTATATCACCCATGTTATCAACGTAGCTAGGCATAGTACCAGACCCAATAGTAACAGTCCAATCTGTAATCTGAACATTAAACGAAGAGCTACCGTTACCAAAATTACCTATAGCGGCTGTTCCTTGGTAAGACGAGTTTGTAATTAATCCATAAGCAGGTGAACTTGCCTCTGTGTCCATTTGGTACCATCTAACCTGTGGGGTAGAGTATGTACTACCTCCTTGTCCAGAGCCTTGTATGTATACATTTACTGTAGCGGTGTTACTATCTTGATAACCATCATTTACTTTATATGTAAAAGAATCAGCACCAGAAGACAAAGCACCTGCTGGTGTGTATGTTGCTACTCCTAATGTGTTTATTGTAGCAGATCCTTTACTTGGCGCTGAAACAACACTATATGTTAACGGATCATTATCGTGATCTACAGCTGTTAAACTAATAGTAGTTGCTGTGTTATTTGCTATTGATACTTGTGAAGTTATAGATGACGCAACTGGAGGCGTGTTAACCACGTTGTTTATATTAAAAACAGAGGTAACACTTGAAGTTCCAGCCTCTATAGCGTAAAAACTACCAGCAACAGTAACAGTTGATGTTCCATCACCAGTAGCAGCTAAATCACTAATGCTCCACTCTGTACCACCATTTGAACCACTATCTATATTTGTAAAATCAACAGCATTACCATTTAAGTCAATAAATTCTGGTTGTTTTCTTATTTTAATATTACCACCACCAACTCTAGATATAGCTATAGATAAAGCTTTAGGGTACTGAGGTTCACCGTTTACGGTTGTATAAACTCCACCAGATGTCAAACTACAAGTGTTATTAGCTGATGCAATACTAAAAAAAGCAGGGTTGTTTTCTTGTGTAGAGTTAACTACTAAAGATATAGGTGTTCCCTGAGATATTGAAGCTGTAAAAGCTGTGTTGTCACTTGTTGAACCAGCAGATGTTGTTGTGCTACCAGTACCAACGCAACTAAAATTATAAGTATCACCTGAAGAATTAGTTGGTATTATTACAAAAGCACCAACTGATCCAGATGCTGGTATTGTGCCTGTTAAAACAGTTGACGATGAAGTAAAAGTGTTTGTTGTAAAATCATAAGTATCACTATTACTAGTTCTTGTTATTGTAAGAGAAAAAGTAGCGCCACTGTTACCGGTTATAGTAATAGATCTTCTACCGCCTTTAGAGTCTATTGCTGACTCATCTACAAATAAATCTGTTATTAGTGTTTTAGGTGTTGGTATAGTTACTTGTGGACAGTCAATCGTAATTGTATGGCCAGCAACGTTTTCCGCTGGATGAGTCCAATATAGTTTCAATGTAACAGAAGTTAATCTACCGTTAGTGTAAACTTGATTAACAGCTTCTCTAGTGTAGTTACTCGCGTAATTACCAACGCTATGTAATACTATTGAAGGTGTTGTTGGAAAAAAATGTGTTGATGTGTTAGACACAGTAACTACCTTTGTAAACAATAAACTTGTATCACCCTCAGCACCACTACCATTAAAAGTAGTGTTTTCTTTAAGACTGGTGCTACATATAGTCTGCACTAAAGAACCCGCTATAGTGTATTCAAGTGCTTCAGCAAGCTTAGCTTCACCGTCTATATCTATTGTTAATGTAACGTTAGAACTAGTAGAAAAATTATCATCAACATTACACGTTACTAACACCTTATTGCTAGCTTCGTAAGCGCTGCCACTATTAGTTAGTGTAATACTAGTAATACCGTTAACACTACCACTGTTATTTGTGAAATCAGCAGCGCTAACAACATAACCTGTGTTTGGGGTTATTACTAAAACTTGATCAGGAGTACTACCTAAATCTTGACCCGCTGTTACAGTTAAAGATGCTGATGTTATTGTACAATTTGTTAGTGCCATATTAATCGTTATTTTCTACAATTGTTATTGTTACTTGAGTTGGAGTAGTATCACCAGTTACAGATCCGCTTAATTGACCTATACCTTGAACAGAAAACTCTGAAGTATCTATATTTGATAAATCTGTTCTAGTTCCATGTATATAATTAAACCACTTACCTTCTTTTTTAACAAACTCTTTTACAAAGCCAGACTGCATGTCTGTTTCTACAGAACTAGCAAACCAACCATTTTTAGCAACATTATTATAATATTGATTATCATTTAAATTTTGATTCCACTTAGCCTGTGATCCTTCATAGTTTAAAGTTCTAAATGTTTTCACTTGATCAGGCATATCATTAAATAGTAACTTAACACTACTTTGATATTGAACACCGTAGTAGTTATTTCTAGTATCATTATCATGTGAGTATATTTCACCATTTTTAAAAGTGTAAAACTCGTCGTTTATAGATACACCCTGTTCTGGTATGTAAGAAGCAAAGCTAGTCCAACCCTGTACATCTTCTTTAAAGTTTATAGTTTCACCACCAACCTCTTGGTAACCTGGCTTTCTATTTAAAGTTAAAGAATAAACACCTTGTTGAACATTAATACAACCTATAGCTGATGTTATATTTTTTAAAGAATCACTAAAATAGTCTGACATACCATAGTCAGATATTTTAACAATACCGTTCATAGATAATCTTAATACAGCTCCTCTAGCTCTGTCTGTGAAGTAACATCTATATCCATCTGCAGCAAAACTTTCAGGGTTTTTACTTATACCAAACTCTCCAAAAGTAGGTGGTATTATAGCTTGACCTAAAACGTTGCTTGACGCCGTAACGTTTGCATTACCGTCTGCATTAAACAAAGCATCCTTATTAGCTAGTATTTTAACAACTTTGTCTTCACACAAAGCTAAAATATCTGTACCTCTAACATGTAGTTTTTGTATACTACCATACTCAGGGTTTAAATCTTTCGTTATTTTATCAGCCATTATAAACTGATTAGTTCCATTTAAACCAGATATAGAATTATATATTTGAGAATATATTAAACCATTTTTTCTTCTTTCTTGGTTGTATTGTTCTGCTAGTGGTGCAGATGCTTTTACACCTTTTTTAATAAACGGTTGATTAAAATCATCTCTAACTCTATTTGATTCTACGCCATTACCAAAACTAAAACAGTTGTGATATTCTAAAGCGTGGTTGTTATTGTGTTGAGAAATAGGTATAGAATTACTAGCTTCGTAATATATATCTAACTCAGCTTGTTCTTTAGGCTCAGTCTCCCATATAGCCGGGTTTTTTGTTCTGTAAGCTTCAGATTGATAGTCTTCTACAATTTCCCAAACCGTTCTTCTTGAAGATGTAGGGTTTATACCGTTGGGATCATCTGTAAAAATATCCCAGTCTTGAACTGGTCTATCTAATTTAATTATAAAAACTCTTCTTTTGTTTGTCCACCAACTATCTTGAGGGTTATTACTACCATAAAAGAAGTTACGGAAACTTCTACTTACATGTGATTTTATTTCGTACACATTTTGGTTTGGGTCATCAGCAAACCTTATTTTAGTTCCAGCGCTAGTTATTCTATCTAAAAAGTCTCTATATAAACCATTATCATTACCTCTTATTCCAGACAAGCTTCTTTCAGCGGCAAAACCAATTTGAACAGTATCTCTACCTATTCTTATAGGTGCTATTTTTTCATCTGAAGAGTTCCAAGCACTTTTAGACGTAAGAGGAACAGCCCAACTTTGACCCATACCAGATCCTTCAAGATCGTTTTTTATTCTATTAGGACCACAACCAGTCATGTGCCATTTTAATTGTCTTGTTTCGTTTTGGCCATTGTGTTCCCAGTGACCTTTGTTACGTCTTCCGCCACAATCTTTTCTTGGTATACTAACAGGTGTTGAATTAACTATAGCATACTCTTCAGTAGCGTTTCCTTCTAAAATGTTTTTTATTAAAGCAGCGTCTTTATATACTTTCACAAAAAACCTACCAGTAAACTCTGGCTTGTTTTTTGTTTCTATTCTAGCTATTTCATAACCAATGTTGCTTACTTCACTACTTAAAGTGCCGTCCGGGTAAAACTGCACTACATCATTTTCGAATCTTCCTTGTAAGTTAATTTGAAGATCTTTGGTTGTACCATGTGCACCTGTAAGAGATATATTTCCTACATCATACCATCTACTTTTTTTACCAGGAGCAACTATTCTAACAACTAAATTAGACGTAGATAATATTTCAGAACCACCAGATGTACTACCGTCGTCTCCACGATTAGCTTTCCAATCGCTAAGTTTGAAAGAAAAATAAGTAGCTTCGGGCCTAGGAAAGCCACTTTCATTTGGACCACCATAAAGTGCTGCAAAGCTATGTGTAGCCACACCATAAGAAGCTTTTATTTCTTTCAACTCTACAGGCGCCTCGTTGGATATATCTATAATTTTATACTTAGCAGAATCTGTTACAAGTCCATCATCGTCGTGTTTCTTTTTTAGTATCAAAAAAGTTTCTTCGTCGACTTTGTTTCTTTCTGAAGAAGGAAAAGATAACCATACGTTTCCATCTTCTGCGTCATACCATCTATCTTGAGCTAAGTTGTAATATTGGTTAGATGTGTCTTTTACAAAAAACTTAAAACTACTTGCAAAGGCAGGAGCACTATTATTAACTTTTACATTTAATCTACTAAAGCTAGCAGCTGACGCTTTATTGACAACTATACTTCCAGTTTGATCTGTTTGCACAGGTGTTTCTCTACCATACTCATCTCTATAAACAACGCCTAACTGATATGTTCTCATTGATTTTATAGATTTTTCAGGTGGTGGTAAAGAGTCTTGTTCTACTGTTGTTAAACTAGTAAAACCCAGTGGATCTAAAAAGCTAGTAAAATCCATGTCTATTTCACTATTCTGCGAGTCAACTAAATCAAACTGTTGTAAGTAGTTTCCGTAGACTATTCTATTAGCAACCAACTCTTGCGATTTTGCTTTTAACGGCACGTTGTCAAAAGGTCTTAATAACTGCATAGAAGGAAGAATCTTATATATTATTTCAGACTCTATTATGTAAGAATTATTACCCCAACCTTCACTAGTTGTTTTAAAACTTTTAACACTGTATATATTGGTACTTTCTTCTTTTTTAAATAACAACTCTGTTTCAACAACCTGCTTTGGTATGTCGCTTGGTCTAAATCCAGATATTTTTAAATATCTTAAATTGTTAACCATACCGATATTATATCCTTGTGCTGGGTCATATTCAAAAGTTCCTGGTAAAAAAGCAACTTGAGTAAATGGAGAAAAACAAGAATATTCACCATCTTTATATTTATATCTATAAGCAAACCTAACAAGATCTTTTTCAAACAAAGGATCATCTTGTTTAAGTTTTAAGTTCCAAGAAACCGATGTTGTTGGTTGTGTATTAGTAGCTGATTGAACTATTAATACAACTAATTGCTCGTCATCATCTTCAGCTATTACGTTGTTTACAATAAAGCTAACACCATACTCGTCATCAAAAACATCACCGTCTTCACCAGCTGTAGCTATAACAGTATCACCTGTTTGCCAATTCGTGCCATAAACGGTTATTTGAATTTGACTACCTATTTCTACTAAACCATCACTATTAGTAACGTTAAATGTAGCTGTTGTTTCAACTACGCCAGGGACTGGATTACCATTACTATCTTGGTTTTGTGGAAAAGGTTTAAATCTTTTTGTGGGTGACATGAACAGAACAGGAGCAGTTGTTGGTCCTTTTTTAATAACAGTAACATCTTCTTCTACGAAGTTATAAGCTGCTCCGTTTTGATCTATTAATTGTGTGTGTGTTGAGAAATCTGTACAACCCTCTTTAAATTTTTCTATGTTTATAACCTTAGGTTCTGAGTTGTCATCTGTGAAGAATAATAAACCGTCTATTATGTTTATTCCAGTTATTAATGTTGACGGTCTAAATTGCAATACGTTATTAGTATCTATTAAGACAGGGTTTACAGCACCGTTGTGATACTCCAGTATTGCGTTTACTTGATTTGTTCTTTGAACAAACCAGTATATTTTATCGTTTTCCTCGTCCGCTATAGTGCCTATACACTTAGCGCCGGTAGGCATAACATTACTCGCTTGTTGATTTCCAAGCACGTTTTGTAAAGCTCCAACATCATCACCTTCAGATGTTGCTACCTGCACATTCAATGCGTGTCTATATTCACCATTAGGAACTAATCTTTCGTCCAGGTCTTTATTCATTTTACCTGCGCGAAAGTGGTGTTTAATTTCTGGCATACTTTAGTGTTTTATTTGCTTAGACTTGCCTCTCATTATTTGTGTCAGCTCTTCTGATTTTAAATTAGATAATCTAATTTTAGCAGTTCTTATAGCGTTGAACTTTTCTCTTTTAAATCTGTTTATTATATACTCTTGAACATTTGCTCTAGCTGATAAAATAGCATGAGCCATATATTTATACATGGCTTCTTCAGCAAATTTATGAACAATCATTTCAGCATCTGTTCCTAAACTATCACTTATGTATTTTAATACAACTGTTTTACCGTTTAAATCTGAGCTAAAATGTATTAAACCTCTTAACGCATCTATATAAAATATACCATTTGATTGAGCTGTTTCTGGGTTTATACCGTATCTTCTTCCAGCATCAGTTAAATAGTCATATAAACTAGCACTTGGATCCGCTGAAGGTGACTCAGAGTTAGATCTATATTTTATCCAAGAGTCTGAATCTTGCGCTGTGAGTAAACTACCGTCTTGATCAAACAAATAATTATAATCTTCAGCTTGCAAAACAGCAGTAGGATTACTAGTTTTACCACTAGGATATATAACGTGTTCTACGCCAGAGCTATCCGACCAAGCAAGTTTAACATAGTTAACATAGTCGTGTGGTAGTTTCATTGTTAATGAAGGTGGTATTTCTATTTCTTGGGATTTAGTGCACTTGAACGTGTCGTAAGTAAGTTCTTGAATACCTCTTTGCGCATGAAAAGCAACGTCTGCTCTTCTGATTTTTGGTATTATTTTATCTTCACCAACATAGGATATAATAAAATTATTTACAATATCATTTAATCCTATAAATTGATAGTTACCTAGTTTTTCTTCAAAGTTAAATTGTTGAACAAGTATGATAACACCATTAGCAGGAGCACTATCAAACGTTAATACACCTGTACTACTGTTGTAAGGAGTTGCATCGTATAAGCTTGTGTTTACCTCTGATCCATTAAAATATACTTTAAAGTTGTTTATACTTGCTGGTAGAGGTGAAAATGTTAAAGTAAAAGCAGTTGTACTACCATTACCAGTGAATGACTGACTGTTATTGTAATATTGCTGCTGTGTTCCTGTAAATAAAGGCATATCTTATAGTTTTTCTTCTTGAATATCGTTTTGAGTTTCGGTGTTAGCTATTTGATACATCTGAGGATCTTTTATAATCACACCCGCTAAAGCTAATATTTTAAATATTAAATTAACTTCTTCTGATTGATGTAATTCAAAATCAACGGTTGTAGCAGAATTATATAGCGCTTGTTCGTTAACAACTGTATAACCCCAGTTTACTTGCGCTGGCCTAGCTATATAGTTACAAACAACATTACTTGTTATTGTAGTAGGATAAACTTGTATTGATCTTGACAAACTTATTTCATTTGCTGTGGTCGATGTTTGAGCTTGATCACTAGCATCGTTAGGAACTACACCTCTAGTTCTAACATAAACCGGTTGGTTTAAGTTTGGTGCTGTTAATGGAGAGTTTATTATATGATGCACCTCATTTTGATTCATTTTTTCTATCTCAATAAATCTAGCCCCTCCAGTACATTCTGCATGGAAAAAATATAATTCACCTAATCTATAGTACAAAGGTAAGGTGCCCATGCCGTTTTGACTAGAATTTGTAGACATAACAACTGGTTGTCTATATCTTTCAAATATATCTATTTTTTCTTTAATAATATCAATAGGATCACCGTGAGTAGTATCATTACCTGGTTGCTGTAAGAACTGTTTTAAATCAAAAAAATATTGTTCAAACAAGTCCATTTGAGCTTGATTAGCTAACAGGTTGAACTCTTGAGGCGTTATGTAACCTCTTTGTTCTTTATTAGCTATAGCTAAAACTCTTTGATATACTGTATCTATGCTTACTGCCATAATTTTTTTATTTATAATAATTAGGCTACCGTTAAGTAGCCTAACTACTATAGGTAATCTATTTCATTTTCTTTTGTATACTTTCTAGAACTTCCATTCCTTCGTCTGTCTTAAACCAATTAGCTATAGCTGGATATGGATCTTGATCAAACGGTACACTCATTAATTTTTTACCATTTTTCTCCCAAAGAAAAGCTCTGCCATCTGGTGACATTTTTATAACTCTTAATCTAACAGCTTTCATAGCTATGTTTTTTAAGTGAAGATCATCATCTTGCATTAGCTCTAAAAATTGTCTAGGGTTACTTCTAGCAAAAACAATTACATCTCTTTTTATTTCTTTACTAGTCATAGAAGATACATTGCTACCGTTTTCAACTCTTAATACTGCTTCAGCATCATCAATATCTAATGAAGATGCTATTTTTAAAGCTTCAATCTCCATTTCTAAATAGCTTAAATCAACTTCAGCTTCCATTTGATCATCTTTTTCAAAAAAATGTTTGTTTCGCATTGGGTGATAAAGCGATAATAACTTTTGTAAGTTTTGTTTCTCTTTTGGCACCACTAGCTTACCATCTCTAAAAAATATATGACCTAAAGTTACCTGACCTTTTTGCTCATCAACAAATGGTGAGTTTTGGTTTGTTGCGTATCTTAATTCTCTTTGAATACCTTGTTCTTCGTCAAACCATAATAAAGCTTTTGCTCTACTGTGTTTTGCAGGTACTGTAAATAATAAAGGTGTTTTGTTACCTTTTAATAAATAAACTCTATCTTTAACCTCCCAAGTTACAGGAGCTTTTTGTTGCTTTTTCATAATATAATATAATTTAATAAGGGTAATAATTACCCCCGTCAGTTCAACGAGGGTAAGAATTACACATGTTATTGATTAGTTACTGTCTCCAGTAGCACCATCAGAATCTTTGAATAAGATAAAGTTATTAGCAGCTTGAACACATAAACATCTTTCTGATAAGAAGTGAACGTTCATTGCATCCTCGTCGCTAGTGTAGTTACCACCAACAGATCCAGTGATCCAAGATTTCATACGTCTGTCATCAGCTTCAGAAGCTCTATAACGAATATGTAAGAAAGGTCTTTTGATGTTTTTACCTAATTGCTGATCGTAAACAGTACTTGTTCCAGCAGGAACTAATACTCCTTGTACATCACCAATTAATCCTCTTGTAGTACCATCGTTTAGGTATTTCCAGTCAGACTTGTAAAAATCGTAAGAACCTCTTCTAAATCCTGAGAATCCTAAGTTAAGCGCCATATCTTCAGAATTGTCAAATACACCGTAAGATGTACCACCAGTTCCGTAAGAATTTTGACTAGCTAGCATGTTATCGATAGCTAATGAAGTTCCTCTATTTAAGAACATCATGTTTTCTTCGATAGCTCCTTGCTTGTCTAGTTCTTGTAATATAACATCAAACTCATTAATTCCTTCACCTGCACCAGTTCCAGTTGCGCCGAAATCAGGGTTGTTATATACTAAACCTCTAGCTTCAATAGCAGAGAATAAACCTTGAGTTCCGTGTTGTCCTACAACAGCAGCAGATTCAAAAATACCAGCAGCATCCATTTGAGTAGAAGAAACTGGCTCAGCTTCAATCATCGCCATTTCTAATTGATCCTCAAATCTTAAACGTGCTTCGTGCTCTGATTTTAAGTACCATAAATACCCACCAGTTCCAGCTTCAGTAGTTACTTCTACCCAGCCGATACTAGCAGTATCAGAACCGTTTATACTGTACTTGTCTCTTAAGATAATTGGCTTATTACTAAAAGTAGTAAACTGCGCGTCTTTTGAGTTTCCAGCTAAACTAGATCCTTTTTTGTACTCAGAACCATAAACAAATACTTTTAAATTAGCTGTGTCATTCGCAATACCAGCAGCGGCTAAAGTAGCAGCAGTGTAAGGAATAACAGTAGCAGTAGTTGCAGTTGGCTTATCTGAAACGTAACATTTTACTGTAGTACCTCCAGTGTTAACAATGATAGTGTCATGTTTGTTAACTAATGAAGCTTTTTCTGCAGATTCAAAAGTTAACTCATTAGTAGCACCACCGTTAGCGTCTGTAGAACAGTCGTCAAATGCAACGTGAATACGCCCTTGCTCAGACCATACAACACGGTCAGAAGCCATAGGCATTTCAGCTCCTACCATTTTTAAAAATCCAGCAACAGTTCTGTTACCGTATCTTTCAACTTCTTTTTCGTAAACTTCTGGTAGGAATTGTTTAGTAAAGTTGTAATCGTTACCTGTAATAGACAGGTAGTTAGACCCATATAAATCTTTAACAGGTCTTGGGGTTAAGTGTGAGAGAGCTAAGCTACTCCCAGTAAATTGTCCACTTGCCATAATTTTTTAATTTTAATTGTTAAGTTATCTTGTTTTTATTTTAAACTTAAAGTCTCCGACATCGTTGTCAACGGTTCTTACTGTAAAGCCATTTGGACTTGGGGCCTTCTCGTGAGTAGACCTTGGATCCATGTCAATGTTTTTAGCTTTAGCCATACTGTTTTTTATAGCATCTGCCTTGCCTTGTTCGTAAAAATGTTGAGCTACTAAATCTGGATTCATAGCAGTAAATAAGCCTTTGTGATAACCCGAAGCATCCGACATCTCATTTTTTTCATTCAAGAACTTCTTGACAAAATTATTGATGTCACTTTGAGTATCTTTGACTTTACTAGAATCTTTTACATTAAACCTATATTTCTTTTCACCAACCTTATATTCAAAACCTTTGAACTGATCGTTAAAAACATTATTTGTTTTTTGTTGAAACACATTTTTATAGTGATCTTGTAATTTCTGATTTTCCTCAGACTCTTTGTTATATCTATTAAAGAACTCAACTGCTTTCTGTTGCTCTGGGAGCAACTTACTACCAGCCTTGATCTCTTCATAGTATTTAGACTTTAACCCGTCTAAGTGGCTTTTAGCACTTGCAACCTGCTCTTTTAGCGCTAATTTTTTTCTTCTAATATCTCTCTCATCGTCGACTTCTTCGTCGAATGAAAAATTATCTTCCATTAAGAAGTTTATTTCTTCTTCTTCTAAGTGAGGTTTAGTTTGTTTGTAATATTCTCTTAATAAAGCTTTGTCATCATAATTACTAAAATCTTGATTTAGCTTTACATAATCCTCTAAAGTACCACCAGTGTCATTAATAAAGTCTACAACTTTTTGAATATTTTCAGGTAGTTCAACACCAGCATCAGCTTCAACTATAGCTTGTTCAACTTGCTCTGTAAGTTCCTCAACTCGTTCTTCAACTTCCTCCTCTGTTATTTCTTCTAATGCTTGTTGAGGCTCTTCTTGCTCTTCAACAACTTCTTGTTGTTCAACAACCTCTTCAACCGGCTGTTCGCTTGTTTTTTCTTGTTTTTCAGGTTCAACTTCTTCTTCAGCTGATTTAGTTGATAAATCAAGTTTAATTGTACCATCTTCTAAAACTTCATTTTTTGGTACATCGTTAGCTGGTTCCTCTGTAACAGCTTCAGCTTGAACTTCTTGATTTTGCTCTACAGCTTCTTCCTGAAGCTCTTCTTGTTTTTGTTCTTCTGCCATAATATAATATTATAAAATTAATAAATAATTACCTAGGATCTGTTGCTCCTAGATCAAACCCGCCTCCAAGTATATCATTACTTGAAGATTCAAAGTTTTTAGGTGGTTTACCACTATTTCTTTGCTCAATCATCTCACTTTGTTGAGTTGCTTGTATCTTAGTTCTTTTATCTTTACGATCTTCTTTGTATCGTTCTTTATTTCTTAGACCTTCAACCTCCATACTCTTTAGACGCATGTTAATCTGAAACTCATGATTCATAAGTTCTTTTTTGTACATAACCTCTTTTTGTGTTTTAGCCTCTTCTATTCTAGCTTTTACTTGCTCTAGTTGTATTTTTTGTTCAGTTATAGCTTGGTTTTTCTGAACCTCTGCTTGAGCAGCAACCTGTTGAGCCTGCGCATTAGCTTCGGCTTGAGCTTGTATATTTTGTTGTTGCATTAGCTGATCTCTTTCTTGTTTTTTCTTTCTACGTATTTTAAGTAGTTGATTAGCTAGCTTTATGTTTTTTATTTCTCTAAGATCAATAGCGTCTTCAAGATCAATACCACCACCACTAAGAGCCATTTGTATATTGTTTTCTAGCATTTGCTTCTGCTCTTCATCAGGTGATAATTCTATAGTTATACCAAAATCACATAAATGTAAATTAGACATTTCTGAAAGAGTAGAAACATTATGTATACCTATTTTTTGTATAAAAGCTTCTTTAGTTTCAGAATATTCTAAAACATCAGAAACTCTAAGAGATATAGCCTCAGCTACCTCTGAAGTTAAAAATAAACCAGACTGTAATATATGTCTTGTTGCTGTGTTACTATTAGCTGCTGCTATTTTTTGAACACCAACTAAAGCGTCTTTTGAAGGAGTAGAAGCGTCTGATGCTTCATTTAAACCTGTCACGTCGCGTATCATCTGTAGATAGTAGTTATATGTTCCTATTAGACTTTGCATTTTAGCTCCTCCAGCTCCGTTTTGTATTTCTTGAATAGGAACCTTACCAGGATTCATATCCCCTTCGCTAGTCATAGATCTACCTATAATTGAACCTGTTTGAAAAAACATATTCAACGCTTCTTGTGGGTTATAGTTAGTACCATTGCCAAGATCTATTTCAGCTAAACCATCAGCGTCTAAATAAATACCATCTGGTGTCATTCTAGACATAACCTGCTGTAGTTTTAAATGAGTTAACTGTATCATGTCAGCAAAACCAGTTATACGACTAACTAGACTTTCTATTCTACCTTTATACATACGCGGTGCACATATAGCGTAGTTCATTTTAACCTTAGTGTAATCACTTTTAGGTCTCATCATGTTTTTGCTTAAGTCCCATTTAAGTAGTATATCAGTACCTAATATTACAGCGCCTTCGTATAAAACCTCTAATGATCTAGAAATTTTACCGTACTTAGCCTCAAGCATTTGATCAACAACAGGGTTAAATGTATCGTCTTTTACTATGATTTTACTAGCTCCTGTTGCTGTTTCTTTTACTTTGTATACTTCATTAGCGTATGTCTTGTAATTAAAGTATAAAACTTGTACTTGATTTTTATCAACCTGATTTGACTCTGTTAAGCTTCTATTATAAAAACCACTATTTTGAAAACCTTGACCTGTTATTTTATTCAACTGGTCCTCTTTTAAATGTGGAAACTGCTTTTTTAATTCGTTTACAGGTACGTTTTTAACTTCACCTACATAATAAATATCATTAAAATTAGGATCTTCTGTGTAGGAGTAAACCATATTAGCTGGATCTACATATTCTACTTTTATACCTTCTGACTTGTTATACACTGTTTTAACAGCGCCTATACCTAAAACGGTTAAATCATAATTTATTCTACGTCTTGTTAAGTCATACCTGTTACCGTCTAATATTACGTTTATTGCTTGTTCTTCAGCTAGCTCTACAGCTTGTTTGTAAGAAAGCTGCATGTGTAAATCTAACTCTTGTTGAGAATCTGGTAATATTTCAGGACTATTTTCTGATAAATCAATATCAAAAGCTTCTTTCGCAAAAGCTGTTAGATCTTTACTACGCATATCTCTAAGCATAGATTCCATGTAAGCTGTTCTTTTACTAACACCTGATGGGTCTTGAGAATAAGCTTTAACATCGTAAACTCTTTCAGATATACCGTTTACAACTATATCTACAAACTTTGGTATAACGGGAACTGGTTTCCAGTCTAAGTTTAAATAACTTAAGTCACCATTTATTGACAACTCGTCTTTATATTTTTGTATTGATTGTTCTCCTCTAGCGTATAATCTCAACTTGTGAAACTCTGTTTGATTACCAAAAAACCTATTAGTACCTGAGTCTCTTTTAAACCACTCGCTTTCAATTGCTTTAGCAACTTTCAAACCGTAGTCTTTACTCATTTTTTCTAAATCGCTAGCGACTTGACTTGGAAAATAACCTTTAACAACTGATTCAGCCATATTAATTTTCTATTAATTTTGAATGTGTTCCGCCTTGTTTATATCTAGCAAAACTTATATTTATTTTTTGTTTTTCTATTTTAGCATTTGGAGCGTATAAATGTCTATTACAGCCCATTATAGCTAAACCAGAACTTATAGAAGCATCGAATTTAGTTCTATTATTTATATCAAACTTAGCCCAGTCGTTTAACAGCTCATTAAAATAAACCGTACCATAGCTTCCGTCTTGCTTCACACCTACGTGATCTTGTATATACATTTCAATAGCAGCAGCGTGTGATTGTTTTATATCTTCGCTTGAGTTTGGTATACCACCTACTTCTTTTTCAGCAACAGATAGTTTATTCCAAACTTTATCAGGTCTATTCATACTAAAACCTCTATAACCACGCCTTCTTAAATAATACAATAGACGGGGTTTATTATTTTCTGCTAGTATAGGCATCCCGTAAAATACAAGTGCCATTAGAACGTCCTCAAAGAATATCTCAGCAGTCTGGGGCCTAGCTATATACTCTAAAAAGAAATGATTAGCTGGAGAATCTTCCATACTAAACTTTGTTAAACCGTGTAAAGAGCCTTTTGAGCCCTTGCCGTCTACAGTTCCTGATATATCGTAGCTGTCACAACCAAAGCAACCCATGTGTTCATTGCCTGGTTTTTTTAATCCATTTTTTAATATAATATTGTTTTGTAAATGAACTGGAGGTGTCCAGCTTAATTTAAATCTACCATTTTTATCTGGATAAAATATAACTTTACTATCTTTAACTCCATTTACCCACTGAAAATTACCAGTAGTTATAGTGTTATCATAGTTAGCTTCTTCGTTAAAATCTATTTGTTCGTATATTTTAGCTAAATTAAATATACTGTTTTTAGTTTCATCTCTAAAAGCATGTTCTTCAGTACGTGGAAATTGTCTATAAAATTCATTTAAAGCATCTCCATCATTTTTTAAACCATCAGCTTCGTTTTGCCAATGCTCTAGTATTCCTATATCTATATTTTCCCCATAGGGACCAAAAGTTTCTTGCTCGGGTGTATCGAATACAGGTAAGCCATAAGAATCAATGAATCCTTCGTAGTTCCATTCCATAGGTATGAACAAACTATATAATCCTGAGCTTGTCTGTCCATTGCGGTTTCTTTTTGTAACATCTGAGTTTTTATATAATTTTTTAAAATTATCACCACCTTTATCTAAAGCATTTGATGTTGAACCCATCATACACTTTCCAATTACTCTACTACCTAGTCGTAGGGTGGTTTTCGTAACACGCCAGTTGTTGAGGATGTTGTTCGGCCTCTCCCATTTACCGCTCTCGTCGTGGACGAGGAGTTTAAGCTTCTCACCGTCGTAGGAGTTGTCACCCGTATTCTTCCAGTCGATCGTGGTGTCGAGACCCTCGAGTTCCTGTAAGGCTTCGTTGCTGGTAAGTTTTCTTCTGGTAAGCTTACTGGCTGGGACCCTGAAGGCAAGCTCGGTCTTTGGACGATCCATTCCGTCCTGGATGGGCTTGAAAAAGAAGGGGTAATTAATGGATATTGGTACCACCTTGTCAGTAAACATCTTCTTCGCATCTGGTCCACTCTTAGATAATATTCCATATCTAGAGTCAGAGGATATGGTTGCCATGTTAACCACCTCGCCTGATGCCATAAATGAGAATCCAGATCGCCTATTCTTAAGATAGCACATCCCATAGGATCTGTGATCGGCCTTACAAGCCTCCCAGAAAATATAGAATAATCTATTTGACTCGCGAAAGTCCGGTGCTCCAACGTCGATTTTACTCCACTGCAAGTACATGTAATGAGTACCAGTAACGTAAGTAGGAACGTTTTTATTGTAAAACCAAAAACCTTCTTCCCTACGAGTAAACTCATTATCGATGTAATCATACCATTTTTCTTTAAATTCTTCTGGATATTCCTTCCAGTCAAAAACTGTTTTTATTTTACTTAATTCTTTTGGATATTCAGATTTTTCCCAAGTATTTTTATTAAACTTAAAAACATTTGTAGGTTTTTTAGGTAAAGCTATATGCAGGTTTTGTATGCTATACACTTCGCCAATCTGACCCGTTCTGCTTATAACTACAACATCATGCTCTTTGTTATAACCATATTTCCAGCTTTTAGACTTATTAAGTCTTTTTACGGTATTTATTTTTATAGGTTCTACAACCTTGTAAAGCGATTGCTGGTACATTATTTAGATCTTCTTTCTGCAAAACCACCAAAAGCCTTCTTTTCTTCTACTTTTTTAGGTTTTTCATTCAACATATCCTCTTCTTCCTGTATTCTGTTTAATATTTCAAAAGCATCAAATATAGCTAGTTTTTTAGTAGCAGCAGCATTTTTAAGTCTATCAGCTGATATATCATCATCTGAATCAACAATAGCTTCTTTAGCTACTTTAATTAGCTCTTCAACAGCCTTATGTCCAGCTTGGATTATATTCTTTTTCGTTTCCTTGATATTCATACTTTATAGTTAATGCTTGAGATCTAATTCTATAAAGTCTTTCACCATCTATAACAAATTCATATTCGCTACTAGGCGTAAATCCAACTAAATCACCTTTTTCAAAAACACTATCTATTGTTTCATCTAGGAACTTTAATATTCCTACATAAGGTTTTTCGTTGTTAAGATTAAAAATATCATTAGATTCAATAGGTTTTACAAATGAATAGCCTTTAGGTGCTTTCCAATCGTCTTCGTTTTTATATAAAAATATTTGATCAAAAGAACATAGATAATTTTTATCATCTATATAACTTCTGCTATTTTTTTCAACACCTCTTATGTCATGAAACCTTCTAAAAACGTTATGGTGAACAATAACTTGATCACCTACCTTAATATTAGTGTCACCTGTTATTGGTACACTTTTAACTTTTGCAAGCCTATTAACGCTTTGATGTGTAAATATTTGAGTATTTAGTATAAGTTTTTTACCTTCAATCTCTTTAGTGTTGTTATATCTAGATCCAATAGGTTCTATAACAAAGTCAAAAATACTTTTCATTAATACTCTAAGTTATACTCAACAGCTACAGCCATGTTTTTATTAAAGTCTTTCCAAGGTAAAACCTCGTCATTTTTTTTAATAAATATACTGAACTTATCGTCTTCTTCTGTTATATGACAAATAGTATGCCCTCCGTAGACCTCTTGACCTACGGAGTAGTGCATAGCTTCATTTTTATAATCTTTACCGATACTAATCTTTCTTATCAGCTTCATCTTTTATCTCGCTTATAGTACCGTCTTTAATATTAATAGATACATTACCGTATTCTTTTTCTAGATTCCCTTGAATTTGTCTAAGGCTCATTTGTAACTCTTGAGTCATTGTTAATAAACCAAACTTCTGAGTTTCCATTTGACCTAATTGAGATTGAGCTTGTTGTATTTTGTTAATTACATCTTGAAGCTCTTTCAGTTCTTCTTCTTTAATTGAAGGCGCTAAATCTACTATTTTTTCGTTTTTTGCCATTTTATTTAATTTAATTGTTATTTATGCATTATTGCATAGTATAATTATTACATATATAGTGCTTTAATTAAAAAGCTATTGTCATATGTTAATTAGTGGTTTTAGTAATATCTACGTTTTGTATAAGTCCTGAATCTTTATTCATTACTTGGTATCTAATTTGTATATACCAATTTCCTGTTGGTACTGTTGTAAGGTTTTGAGAAGCTTTTAACAATAAAGGCTTGTTGAGTGCCATAACTTTACCAGTTGTTCCTATACCGGCCGCATAATACCAAGCAGCGTTGGTGTTTAGTAAAGTGTTATTTATAACAAATAGTCTATTAAATTGACCAGGATAAGTACAATTGGTAGTGTCACAGAAACCTATAGCCGCTGTTGTTTGTGCGGTACTATTCCAGTTACCAGATGTACCACCAGTATTATGTATTATACACTCGTAAGGTATTATAAAGCTATTAGCTCCTGGCGCTGGTATTAAAGTTGTTCCTGTAGTACTTAATAATTTAAACGCATCACCTGATAACTTAATAGTTACAATACGCGTGTCTTCAACTAACTTACCTCCACTTCCAAAAGCTGTACAATATTTAGGTTGATTTTCAGTACTGGACATTGAGAAATAATTACCCTTACCGTAGTCACCCATTTTTACGTATCGACCACCTGCAGTACCATCACCGTGAACGTATAGATTTTGCTCCGAAGTGTGCCCAACATTTAATTGGTTTCTTACGCGCATTGTTCCATTAACATCAAACGCGGAACCAGGGGTTTGCGTTCTAAATCCTACTTTTTTAGCTTGAGAATCAATATATAAAGTAGATGTTGTCTTGTCTGCTGTTCCAATATAAATATAGCCTTTAGTTTGCGAAAGAAATAAGTCATCAGGCCCACCACCACCAATAAATGATTCACCACTTTTGTGATATATGCTCAAATCACTGCCTGTTCCATAATGACTTTTTACATTGTCTCCGTGTGAAGTGTCACCAGTCATAGTACCACCAGCTAGTGGCAAAGCGTTTGGAGTGTAACTAGGGTCAGAACTAGGCACCCACGATGGTGTTGCGTCAGCATTTGTTGGTGCAAAAGTAGTTGGTAAGGCAGATATATCTACGCCATCGACTGTTTTACCAGAAGCCATGACAATATTACCAGCAATACTTACATTTCTATCATAATCTAATAAGTTTGTATAATCAGTATTCTCTGTGCCCGAGTAGTTAGATGTTATAAATATATTCTGTAAAGGTATTGTTAAATAACTAGAGTTACTAGGCGTCCAGCCGTAAAAATCAACTGTTATTCTTGTAGCTTGTGACGCAGCACCATTACCAGTGTGTAACCTATTTGTTGAATAAAAATTCATTCCCCAGTTATCACAGTTGTTATCAGTTGTCTCTATTGTTGTGTTACTACCTCCAAACTTAGCTATTACTCTAGTACTCCACGAACCGCTACTATACTCTTCAACCATTAATCTATGACCAGGATATGTAGAGCCTGACCAGCTTGTTTGTGTACCTATTTTAGTTTCTGTTGGCCAACCTGTGGATGGCGTAACAGTAAACCTAAATTTATAATAAGTTGAAGTTATATCCCATCTAGTATCTTGTCTACCATCTAATAATTTTTTTACGTTTGCTAATTGAGATGATCCGTCTTGCCAAGAACTACCATTCCAGTATTCAACGTTGTCTATAGCTCTATATCTAATAATATCTGATTTGGCGTTTTTTATAAACGTAGACAAGTGTCTAACACCGCCGTAGTGATCGTGATAGTAATTATTAGAACTACCACTTTCAGTACTAGATATGTTATCAGCGTGATATAAACCGTAGTTAATACCTTGAACAGTTAAGTCACCATTAATAGTTAAACTACCAGTAGTAGTATCACTTTGATCACTTCGTAAATATTTTGATTGAGTAGAGGATGGTGTTAAATAACCAGCTGTAGCGTGGTTACCCCAACCATGAGCTGTATTACCATTAGCAGCTTTTGTCTCCATATCGTCTAAGTCTACAGCTTGCGATACTGATATATAACCTAGTTTCTGTGCTTGGCCAGAAGATATTGTAGTTGTAACAGAGTTCATAGGTGTGAAACCTAAAGCCGTAGTTACTTGATCACCAGTCGGCGCGCCCGTGAGAAGAGTACCATTAGCAGTTACATCACCCGAAAAAGTTGCGCTTGAGCTATTTAATACAAACCAGTTTTCACTAAGTGGAGCTGCTGCTGATGTTAGTTCTGGACTTCCAGTTTCAACATCAGACCTACCAAAAGCGATAACGTCGTCTCCAATAAGAGCTATACCGTGATCATTGGTGCTATTGCCAGGTGCTTTTAAATATAAATAGTCTCCAGCGTATGTATTCCAGCTAGAATATAGTACATCGTGGTTAGTTGCGTTGGTCCAGGCACTTTTATACATCTCAAGTAAAGAACCAGCAGCGGTTGTTAGTATTTCATCGTGAATGTTTAAAGTACCAGATACATCTGCATTACCGTTTATATCTAAACTTGTTCCTTCTAATTCACCATTAGCTTTGATTTGTCCTTGAAAAGTAAACGCCATGTTACCAGAGCTATCTGACGTCCATGTGTGTGTTTTATAAGTAGAACCGTAATACTGTCTCCAATTAATAGTTGCCCCAGTGTTACCAGTACCATCTAAAAAGTGTGGATAATGGTTACCACCTGAGTCATAAGCATCGTAATAAAGATGTCCTTTATAATGATTATTATTACTTGTAAATGTTTTAGCGCCTGATATAGTTTGCGTGCCTGTTTTTGTGACAGCGCCAAGAGAACTAGCTGTTGGTATTGTAGGTTTATTTAATATAAACGCGTCACCACTAGTAGCATTCCAATCAGACTGTACGTTTTGTTCTGCATTAGATGGTGCATGTGCTGCTTGAGAATGGGAGTAAGCAGTGTTCCAGTTGCCTATAGCTGTTGGACTAACAGTAGCACCACCAATTGTTAAGTAACTGCTTGTATATGCTGTTGAGTTAGCGCGTATTACAAAGTCAGCCCCACTATTGTTTTCTCTTGTGATAATAAAATCATTGTTGTCTGCATTGTATACTCTAAACTTGACATCATCATCATCTTGAAATATAATGTGTGGTGATTCACCTGAGCCATCGTCTAAAGTTAAATCACCAGTCATAGTACCTCCTGCTTTTGGTAGAGCGTTATCCGCCTTAGTACCTTGTGTTGATGTTGCAAAAGCACTAGAAGCAAAATTAGCAGCAGTACCTAATCCATCAAAATCAGATTTTAAAGTTGCTACATCTACGCCATCAACTGTACCACTAGTAATTATATTTCCATAAAAAGTAGCACTTTTGTCAGAATCTAAAAACAAAACATTTTCTAAAGCAGATCCAGTGTATACCTGCATTTTCATTCTTGTTTTCTTATCGTTAGCCGCAAATGTATTATCTGCTTCTACTAAAAGACTACCAACTGTTAAGTCACTTGTAACAACACTATCTCTTGCTTTAAAATTTATTACACCAACATCGTCACCAGTACCAAAGTTACCGCTACCAGTAATATCTTTTCTTGTTGAAAGATCAAGAACCGCTTTAGCTGTTGCATCATCTTTTCTTATAGTAAAATTACCATGAGATATTTGGCTAGTTGGTAAAATCTCATGAACTAAACCACCATCTACTTTAAAGTTAAATCTAGTAGAAGCAGCGTCATTATCAGTATCAGCTTCTATATAAACATATGAGTTAGCTGCTCTAATTCTGAAATCTACATCATTAGTAGTATCAATAATACTTAATCTAGGAGTATCTGCGTGAGTAATAGTTACATCACCTGTAAATGATCCACCAGTTTTAGGCATTTTAGCATCTAACTCGGTTTGTAAATTAGTTATAGTTGATATAGCCTGCGTATGTTGTGCTGGTGTAAATGAAGTTGGTATTCCAGATAAAGAACCATAAGCACCATCAAAACTTGAAGTACCAGCTCCTATATTTGTCCTAGCATTTGATTTTTCAGTAGAGGTTAATCCTTGACTAGCTGTATCTACTCTAACTCTATTAGCTAAAGCCGTTGCGGTAGTTGTACTAAAACTAGCATCATCACCTAACGCCGCAGCTAATTCGTTTAATGTATTTAATGTGCCAGGTGCTGAGTCAACTAAATTTGATACAGCTGTACTAACAAAAGCAGTTGTTGCTAATTGAGTTGTGTTTGTTCCAGCAGATGCTGTAGGTGCGGCAGGTGTGCCTGTAAATGTTGGACTTGCTATTTTAGCATATCTACCATCACCAATTGTTTTAGTAAGTATTGATTGCCATGGACCCCAACTAGTAGCTCTATACCTATAATATAAACCTTCAGTATTATTAGCACTACTATAAGAAGCCATCTGCCAACCGTAATTACCACTGTCTTCTGTTAGTGTTAAACCTGTTGTGTGGCTAGTTGAAGCAGGGCCATTTGCGCCTCCTTGAAATCTATAAAGACCTCTTGTTGTTAAAGTGTCGTAATCAGCATTTGTTGCGGTAAAGTTAGCAAATGCGTTTGAGTTTATATATGTTGTATTTGCTGTTAAACCTGTACCACCTCTTGCTACAGCTAAAGTACCTGATGTTATATCACCAGCTGCATGAGTATGTGAAGCAGCAGCAAGCCCGCTTAAATCTTGATCACCTGTAAGAGTAGTTCCGTTTGCTGTTATTGTACCGTTTGTAGTAACATTACCATTTGTAATATTAATTTTAAAATTATTGTAATCAGTAGAAGAATCTCCAATAGAAAAATGACCGTCTTTAGTAATTAAATAAGTATCTGTATCGTCATCTTTAATTCTTATAAAAGCTTTATCATCAGTGCTTTCAAATAAAGCTACAGTATTTGTTGCGCCAGTATTTACATCGAGAACACCATCAATATTAGCATCGCCATTTATGTCTAAACTTGTTCCTTCTAATTCCGTACCTTGTATTTTACCTGTAGACGTTATTGCACCTGATCCTATAGTACCTGCAAAAGTTGCGTTTTGTGAAGCGTCTAAACTTAAAGCCGATGTATTATTTGTTTTAAATGTAAGACCGTAAGGTGAAGAGCCTGTTTTTTCTATTCTAGCATCATTAGTATTTCCTTGATCTCCAATACCAATACCACTTGTTGTAAAGTAGGCTTTTATTCCACCTCCCCAAACATACTGTAAATCATTATCTTTAAATCTCCATTGAGCTGTATAAGTAGATCCAGATGAGTCTGTATAGTTTAATGATGGATTTTGATTTGAAATTGTAATACCTGTTGAAGTTATATCTCCAGAGTCTATTGTCCCAATATTTACTAAGTTTCTACTTAAATCAATAAATTGCGTTCTACCACCATCACCTATATATAGTCCATTATCACTAGCTGTACCACTATCTGTTCTAAACTGAAACTCTACTCTATTTGACCAAGATGTATCGTTACTAGGAAAACCATAAGCAATAAAACCACCTTCAGCTGACATTAAAACTTGTTCATGCGATAATCCTACGTTTGCTCTTATAACAGATCCAGTGTCACCAGCTCTTAACCAAACAGTATCATCAGCACCTAGAGCAACACCTCTATATTCACTTATTCTTGCAAGTATTGTTGTTTCTTCGCCGCTACGATCAACTTTTAATAAAGGTACTTCTGTTGTGTATTGACCTGTATCACCTGTTGGTTCGTAATCAAATAGTATATAACCAGTAGCGCCAGTAAATTTTAATTTACTTGCTAATACAAAATCACCAACGGTAGTAGGATTATCTAATATTAAATTAGTATTAGCTCCACCTAGAGTTAGTGTTCTTGTTGAACTAGAATCTGCATATATAGACATGTTCTGTTCAAATCTAATATCTACAGCGTTTGTTCCATCACCAATATAAACATCATCACTACCATTACCAATAATAATATCACCAACAGCATTGCTTAAAACTAGATTATCACCATCTTGGTCTATTTTACCAGCATTAGCGCCTGCTGAGGTTTTAAACTGTATGTGCCCAGCGTCATCTATTATTATGTTACTTAAAAATGGTATTGACATATTCTATTATTTAAATTCTTCCTGATATTCTTTTTTTACCTGAATCAAAACTTGCTGATGGTCTAACTGTAACTTTAGCAAAGTTATTAGGCCACATTTCTAATCCATTTGGTGGCGCTACAGACATTGCAACCTGTATATCTTTAGCGTAAAACCCCTCGTGAACTAAACTATGGTTTGAATTATAATAACCAAACCTTAAAAAATAAGCTCTATATTGTGGTTGAACTGTTAATATTTTTGTTTCCCAAGCGCCATCAGCAGCTGTAGTATGTTGGGTGTATTCTATAAAACCTTGATATAATTTACCTTGAGCTTGTGTACTGTTTTTTAAATCTGCATTTTCTTCCTCAACATCTAAGTCTAATTCATCATGAGGAAATCTATGGTTATTATCATTAACATCATATTCATTTGCGCCATAAAGCATATTGTTAGCATAAGACGCTACAATATAAGGAGGGTGACTACTAGATAAACTAGATCCTGTTCCATCAAGCTCGTCTGTAGGTATATATATTACAGATTTTATCTTAATTGTACAGTTTGCTGGAACTTTAATGATACCCATACCAATAGGATTACTACTCCAAGAAGGAACCCAAAGGTTGTTACGTAGGTTTTTAACTCCTTCAAACTTAGTCATATTATGATAAACTGTTACTTTTTCGTTTTCTTTAAAACCTTGTTCAGTAAAACAATAAGTACCTTTCCAACCAGTACCACCTCTTCTTAGACTTAAATGACTACTACCGTGATTCTGCAAAGTGTTTGGGTAAATTATACCCGTGCCTTCTCCGTATATACTCATTGTAGCATCCCAATCATTAGGGTATACTTTAGAGTTATCTACTATTACGTTGTTATTACTGTCAGCAATGTTACATAATTGTTTATATCTATTAGCAAAAAATCTTCTATAATTAGGACTTATTGTAGATCCTCCAAAGTAAAAACCATAACCACGACAATTTTCAATACGCATGTGCATTACTTTACCCTGGTCATTTTGTCTACCTATATTATAAAGCATTAAGCCGTAATCTTCAGAGCTATAATATTGACCATAAGAATATTCGTTAGGCATTTCATACCCAGCTTCTATTTGTGAAGTAGCATAGGCACAGTGCGCTGTTATATGTCCATGCGATTTACCGTAGTATTGACTACTCCAATGCCACACGCCTCTTCCAGCTCCAATAACAACTAAATTTCTAGTTACCATACCATATGGATGCCTTATACATATAGCTGGATAATCATCACCGTCTCTATTATCGTTACTAGATAAATTATAAGAACTAAAAGTGCAGCCATCTATATAGTTTTCACCTGTTTGTGTTACGCCACTAGTAT